TCAGAAACGGTATCCAACCCCGACGTTGAAGCCGTTTATTTTTGTAGAGGAGATGTTGCTTCCTTCATACCCAACATCGACGACGATATTCTCCAGCGGATTCATCTGTACACCCGCGCCCCAGGCAAATCCCGTTTTCCTTGAGGAAATTTTGTTAGAAAAAGAATCGCCATCCTGAGTGGAATGTTCTTTAAATGTCGCCTTTACCGTGCCGACACCCGCCAGCGCGTATAACGAAAAATTGTCAGACAATCGATAGGCTGGCCCAACCATTAAAGAACCGTACTTCACCTCAAACTTGTCATGGTAATGAATACCTTCAGGCTCAACAGACCCGGAAGCCTGTCTGTCTCCATATAAGTAACTTAGCGAGGAAATAAAACTTACCGGAGAGTCATCCTCATAACGGTATTTCACATTTACCCCTCGGATATTTTTGAAATCCTGAACTTTACTTTGTGCATACCCCACGGAAAAGGCGTTAGTATCGGCCTGTGCAACATTTACAACCAAAACGCTTGTAGTAATAACTAAAGTGGATAAAATAATATTTTTCATAACAACTCCTTAATACTACTTATTATTTACGGTGTGTTTAAACACCTGCAGTACCGATCCGGCATTCAGTTATCGCCACTATGCCGAATCGACAAAACCACGAATAATTCACCGCTATCGCTCCTGATGTGTTTACTTCCTGAAAGATATTTTTACTACCGAAGCACTCTATCGCTCATTTAGGTAACCGGTTCTACAATGTCATCTAACTTTTATAGATTTGAATGCTAATTTTTCTCACGCATATATATTTAACAGAAACCATAAAGTGTTTAGCCACTATAGAACAACAAACCCACCATGTAACATTTTGATATTTAAAGAGAAAACCTCACAACCACATTAAGAAACCTGACACCGATCGGCTAAAAACATGTCATTAAGCAAACTCGCCATATAACCAGAACATATCGCATTGTGCTTCACAGTCCTCACGTGACGCTCCAGCCGCAATACGGTTATATGCCATCGCAGGCGCTGTAATCATATTCACGATGATGCTTAGCACGCTTTATTCCCGCTCCGATTTAATCTTTTAATATATCTATCAGTTACAACATTTCTTGTTATATTATAAGAATAGAATCAACACCACAATTCCAACATAAATATCACCTGTGTTTAGAGAGAATTTACATTCCAAAAAAATAATAACTAACGCAAATATTGAACACGCGATAAAAAAGTCTATTGTGCTATAAAACCCATTATTATTAAGAGTGGTTAACTCTTCGTTGAATAAAAAATGTCAATGACGTTCCATAATTCAGGAGATGAACTTCACAAGTCATTATATATAACAGGAGGTGCTATGAAACATCATGCTTTTATGCTTTGGTCATTACTTATTTTTTCATTCCATGTTTTGGCCAGTTCAGGCCATTGTTCTGGTTTACAACAGGCATCATGGGATATTTTTATCTACGATTTTGGTAGTAAAACCCCGCAACCACCTACAAATACTGATAAAAAGCAAGCCAGGCAGATTAGTTCACCGTCCTGCCCGACGACAAAACCCATGATGTCCGCACCAGTCAATGACGCCAGGAAAGGGAATACTTTCTCCAGAACATAATGTTATTTATCTACAATGGTGCCGAACGACTACTTTTAGCCATCCGGAAATCTTGATTGCCATCAAATATAGCTGGCATTATTTTTCCTGACGTGTATAGTGCGCCTCGTTATCCCCATTAAGGAATTTGTTTGTCTCGTAAAATGACAGGAATTGTCAAAACCTTTGATTGTAAGAGCGGTAAAGGTCTCATCACCCCCTCCGATGGACGCAAAGATGTTCAGGTCCACATTTCAGCATGTCGCCAACACGAAACAGAAGCGCTTATCCCCGGTATACGCGTTGAGTTTTGTCGTATTAATGGCCTCCGCGGACCTACCGCCGCCAACGTTTATCTTTCATAATTCGTCACCCGGCATTTTTTCAGAAAAATTTAGCGAGTACGTCTACCTCCGCAGCCTGCTATGAGGCTTTGCCTGAAAGGCTGCAGAATGTTTTCAGTGGCGAAAATCTAAAAGATTTATTTTGCTAATGACTCCTGTGACCTCTTTTATCATATATCGGGTGCCCCCCCTTCTCACTTTGTTTAACGTGAAGAAATGTACAGCCGTTTTTCACTGTGATAGCATGTAATATTGCAAAAGTATTTAACGCTATATACCCATCGTCACAGGAGTGGCTGGCTGCGCGCATTTAACCGAAGTATTTATGTGATTCTATCGGAATTATCTCTATTGCCGCTCAATGCTACGTCATATTCAGTGGGTATAAATTGCCAATATAGTTGTAACGCTATTTATTTTTAGGGTAATAATTGAATGACTTTGCTTTCAGGAAAAACCACACTGGTTCTCTGCCTCTCCTCTATTTTATGTGGATGTACGACGAACGGCTTACCCACACCTTATAGTATTAATTTGTCGTTCCCGGTCATTACACAAAACCAGATTAATTCCGGTGGTTATTACATAAATGACGCGGAACAAATTCGGACAACTGATGGTCTGTGCCTTGATACAGGCCCAGATCAACAGAATCGTTTGACGCTGCGGGAGTGTAAGCATGTGCAATCTCAGCTTTTCTCATTTCACCGAGACAGAATCACGCAGGGTGAGAAATGTCTGGATGCCGCAGGACAAGGTACAAAAGAAGGCACACCAATCATTCTTTATTCATGCACGGGTAATGATAACCAGCGCTGGCTCACTGATGATAACAAAATTAAGGGGAAACAGAGCCGAAAATGCCTGGGCACAAATAGCATTATTGTCAGAAAAGGCGACCCTGTTGTGTTGGCCGATTGCGATTTTAGTCGCGCCCTGGAATTTACCATCAGGTAGCAGGACACCGCTGTGAAGAGAGTGCCGCTAACCTCTTGACACGACAACAGGTTAGCGACCTTTACTTCCACGTGCGATCAATTTACTTTACGTCCGCAACGTCAGGATGACAAAACGGCGGCTAAACCTTGACACCAGTTATATACCCAGCTTAAATACTGGTCATCCAACCAGTAAAAAGGAAATGGCGATGTACGTCGAACTCGTTTATGACAAGCGAAATGTTGAAGGTTTGCCAGGCGCACGCGAAATCATCCTCAATGAACTCACAAAACGCGTACATCAACTTTTTCCCGATGCGCAAGTGAAAGTTAAGCCAATGCAGGCGAACGCATTAAACAGTGACTGTACAAAAACCGAGAAAGAACGGCTGCACCGTATGCTGGAAGAGATGTTTGAAGAGGCTGATATGTGGCTGGTCGCCGAATAACGTCCCCTCCTGCGAAAGCGACATGTCCGATCGAAAACAGCGCCCTGAGGCGCTGTCTGTGACGATATAACGCAAACGCTACCACTCAGAACATGTTGTTGTTGATACCTCAGACCGGTATGTGGAACCGACATTCATCGCTTCACTGGCCTGTCGGTATGAGTAGCCCTTATCAACAATCAGCTGTGCGCATTCCAGCCTGAAATCTGAAAGTACGTTTGGTTTTGTTGTTTATTAAGAGCCTATCCCATTAGACTCTTTTATTCGCCAAACTGGCTTTAACGATTACGCCTACTGGGATAGGTTCTAAACTTATCATCAATACGTAAAATACCTATTTACGAACAAAAAGTAACAGGTAAAAATCCGAAATAAAACCAGCATAACTAAAACTTACTGCAGATATGCACACGCATTATTACTATGTTTCCAGGATAGTCTCGACCAGTCAAGACTATCTATTTTATATAAAAAAGGGAAATACTTCACATGAATAAAATACATGTTACATATAAAAATCTCTTACTTCCGATTACCTTCATCGCGGCAACTCTAATTAGCGCCTGTGATAACGATAAAGATGCCATGGCGGAAGCTGAAAAAAATCAAGAGAAATACATGCAAAAAATCCAGCAAAAAGAGCACCAGCAATCAATGTTCTTTTACGACAAAGCCGAAATGCAAAAAGCTATTGCCAATATCAACGCAAAAGGTGGAGCCAATCTTGCGATTATTGAAGTCCGTTTCTTCAAGGGCGGGTATTCATTCATTCGACAAAGCGTTAACACCCCTGCTAAAGTAGAGATGTTTAAATTTAACAACGGCTACTGGGGGGGACCTTCGCCTGTCAACTTAACCATCTTTGGCACTATAACAGAGGAGCAAAAACAAGAAGCACTAAAAGAGGCTTTATTCAAATTCGACTCGATCAATTTCAGCATTATACCAGAGCGTATTCAGGAAACAATTAAACGTGCTAACGCCAGTGGCATCATTTCCGTTACGGAAGATAGCGATATCGTTGTACGAGCAGAGATAGCTCATAATGGCGAATTCGTCTATGACATTACCATCACTGCTAAAAATACAGCACGTGCGGTAATGACCTTAAATAAGGATGGTTCTATTGCCGGATATGAGATCAAAGAACCTTTCGACCCAAAAAAAGAAGCCGAAAAAGCACAGCAACTTGTTGAACAATCGAGAAAAGACATTGAAAGTCAGCGTAAAAAAGCAGCTGAAAAGATGAACGAAATACAGCAGACATTTAAAAAATAGCAGACGATACAAACATTGATAAAAATTATAGCGCGAAAGAGCGCGTGCCAGGTACTAAGGCACTGCTTGAAGACAGCGAATCGCTATTTCATTCTCTGACACTGTAATTTTTCGTACTCAAGATGTTTATTTATTGAGTCTTTTGTGGATAACCAGGTGAAGTTATGTGACGCCAGGAATCTATTCCAGCGGGCGTACTTGTTGGAGCCAGTGTGAAGCCGGGCAGCGCGCAGAAACAGGAGCGTATACGTTGTACGTGAGAATTTCGAGCACTGCCCGACCTAAAAATGATGAATAAAATAGATATTTTAAAGAGGTAATATGAAGAATTTTTTCAAAATAATTACTGATTTCATCGCGGATATTTCCCTTGATCTATTTGCTATATTTTTATGCATGTTATTCGTATACAAAACAGGACCATCAATTGGTGTGATATCATTTTTATTGCATTAATTATTTATATCATTCTTCATTTTGTTTTTACTCATTTCGTGAAAAAATCATAAAAAAAATATTCAAATAAGTATTTAAAATTATTGTTTTGAGGTACAAATTCAGCGCAATAAAACAGAGCAACTAAAAAAAAAATTAGGCGTAGCGAAGTGGAAAAGGACTGTCATGTACTGGACCGTGAGCTGGTCGGGAGAGCAATGTACGGGAAAGAGCGAAATACTGTCATTGATATGAGCAGGAATATCGATAGCCAGTAAATCACTCCTGTGGTAATACAGGCCACTTGATGACTGTGAAGGTCGCTTCATCTGAAGCACCGGTGAAGTCCAGCATTTTAAGTGAAAAGCAGCCAGCAGGCGCTTCTGCTGGTCCATATTCCTCTATTTTGCCAGACCACACTAAAGTGCCACACAGGTATCTGCCAGAACGGTCCTGAGATAATAAATATAAAAGCAGTTACTGCCTACCTCAAGAAGTATGCGCTCATGATCATTTAAAGCTCTTTTAAAGAGACTGATAATAAGCTTGTCAATATAATATTATGCAGTCTCTATTAAGCGCCCGGTTTATTTGTTTTGCATAATCATATAGTTGACTTTTCGAGTAAGAGTTTTCTTGCAAAGACAAATAAACGTGTTTTATATCTCTGAATAAACATACATCACCATGAATATGAGCCTCTATATAATTCCCTTCATAGCCTTTACCATAATTAGAATGAGCTAAAAATTTTTCGTCCTTAGCCATTTTAACCAAACTCTTAAAGCAATTATAACCAAAAAAAAATCATTTTGACAGGATGCAATCAGGTTCTCCATATGCCAAAATGTAGATAATTTACTCGTATCCAGGCCAAATCTGTGGCCGTAGATATCAAAAGGTGAGAATGTACAGTTTGTTTTACATTATCATTTAATTCAAAAAATGATTTTCCATAGGCGCTGGCACCTCCATTTTCACCGTTCAGAAAGTCCAGTGCAGCATAAATTGGTCTGCTTGTAGGGCTAAAAGTTCTACTGTTGGGAGTATATGCTACGGAAAAACCGCCTGTCTGACCATATGGGGCATAAGGTGAATCTGCAAGCCTCTCCAGTTCAAATGCTTTAGTTTCAACTGAATCACGTCCGACATTATAAGCAGGTAAATCTCCTGGTCTGCAACCTAATGCATAAGAGTTCAGATATTCTTTATTTTTTAAGAGAGAGACAAAGTCAATTTTTGCCGCATTAAAATTTATTGTCAGCCGGGCATTTTGTAAAATATCCACCATCTTATTTAGCAAGAGAGTGCAATCTATTTCGGTACCACACTCACGGCTTATCCGCCTGAGCGCTTTTTCTCTTATTATGTCAGCGTCGCGCTGACACCTGGAATGAATATGCGCAAGTACTTGTTTTCCAAAAAGGCGACCATACACCTTTTTACGCTCTTCATTGCTGAGACCGCAAAACACTTCGTCAAAAGAAAGCCTGTACGCTGCGCTTACAGAACCTCTCGCCGTTCTGCTTTCTGGAAATGGCGGAACATCTTCAACAACATTTCTAACTTGCTGAATGTCTGAAGACAGTGGAGTACGTCCGGCATTTTTTTCCTTATCTGTTTCCAGATATTCCGGAACCTTTATACTTCCACTATGGCAGATAGGTTTGAGCATATGTCTCCTGAATTTTTATGACTAATATAGCATTCACTTTCGCTGACGTATTCTTTATCAGGCTGATATTTCAACACTTCTTAGCAGCCTTGTAGAAGAGCAAATAAAGCATGCTAATAATTTTATAAAATACTTAACCTACCCACTATTGTAGTCAATAAACCATCACTTTTTATTAAAAAATTATCCTGATAATAACAATAAATCTGGTAAGGCACTTTCAAAAAATAGCCAAATCACACATTATTAAGAAAACCACTACAATCAAAATCGGTAACTATCAGCTTTCAGGGGGGTCTCAGGTTATCATGACGATCGGGGTAAAGGATGAACTACTATTGCGGTCTGAATTGAGGGAGTTTTGATAAAGTTTTGATAACCGTTCGAATACTAATAATAAATATCCTCCGGCATAGCCGGAGGTTTTTCTGATGCGCCTGTAAGGCTCTCTTACCAGCCGCGCCCTAACAGGCGCATACGATCTGACATTTGCATCAAACTTCGTTACTTACGGCCCGTAAACGGGCTGCCCGGATAAGGGATCGATAGTTGCTCACCCATTTTATCCTCTTCAAGCTGGTGCTTTATGTAGTCCTGTATCTTCGCCGTGTTCTTACCCACCGTATCGACATAGTACCCTCTGCACCAGAACTCCCTGTTCCTGTATTTGAATTTTAGATCCCCAAACTGCTCGTAAAGCATCAGACTACTTTTACCCTTCAGATATCCCATGAAGCTCGACACACTCATCTTCGGCGGGATCTCCAGAAGCATGTGAATATGATCTGCACAACATTCTGCTTCCAGAATTCGTACGTTTTTCCATTCACACAATTTTCTTAATATGCTGCCTACTGCCCTACGCTTCTCTCCATAGAACGCTTGTCTTCGGTATTTGGGCGCGAAAACTATGTGATATTTACAGTTCCATCGGGTGTGCGCTAAGCTCTTTTCGTCCCCCATTGGGACCCCCTTTTGATTTCTTGTTGAACTTTTGCAGTTGCCAGACCGCAAGATGTTTTAACAAATCAAAAGGGGTTTTAATAACTGGCTTAAAGCTGAAAGCTTTCCGGAACCCCCAGCCTAGCTGGGGGTTTTCCATAGACAATAAAAACGGGGACGTTAAGTCCCCGTTTTTGTTTTTAACAATTATCGTTATTACATATTCGCGATAATCGCGTCACCAAACTCACTACATTTCAGCAGCTTAGCGCCTTCCATCAGGCGTTCAAAGTCATAGGTCACGGTCTTCGCGGCAATCGCGCCTTCCATACCTTTAACAATCAGGTCTGCGGCTTCGAACCACTGCATGTGGCGCAGCAGCATTTTTAACAACCAAACTTAGTTTATTGAATTTAAAGAGTTTAACGTTTTATCAGCAACTATATCCACCACTTTTACCTTCATCATAACAAGCTGATTTTGTATAGTTTACGTTGAGTTTTGATAACCACTTTAGGACTAAATGGAGATAAGTTTGAAAACTTCTGTTCTCATTCAGAAACTGATGGAGATTGATAAAACTGTGCCATTCGATGCGGATGTAGTAACCGGTGAAGAGTGGTGGCCAATCCCGATTTCTCGTGTCTATCACAATCCACCCCATACTTTTGTCGAATTTGAAACAGGCGAACAATCCCAAGATGACCCTGATGAGCTGACCATTTATAGTGAATTAGAGATCCGAGTACACCAAATGATACAAATCAGAGACTTCGTGCAATCCAACAAAAATCTACAACCTGAAGAAATTATCTCGGAGTTAAACGTTCAGATTGAGCGTTTAAGGGCAATGGCTGAGGCAATTTTGAAGCAATAATTTGTACTATATCCTTGGCGCATGGCGGTGGGTTCAACTCCCGCCAGCCCACCAATCATGACTGGACAGTGATAGGACATCACTAGCAATAACCGAAAGTTAGCAGTGCCAGCAGGACACCTACCAGACGGTGAGGGGATAAAAAACGATACGTAAAGGAGCTGCGGCTCCCTAATAACAAGAAAGCCCGCTTATGTGCTGAGTGATCCCCACAAACTCAGCGCTAATAAACCAGAACCATACTTCGGTAAGTTCTGGCGAAGTGGTTAAGAACGGTGCTCAGTACCGTTCGTCTTAAAATTAGCGGAGAATGTCTCAGGATATTCTCCACGAATGTCAGATATGAAATGACTCTTCTCAACTTCACACTGTTCGCCTGATATCTCAGATGTAATCCTTTATATAGTATTACAAGACACACTGAGCACGAAAAAAGGAAGCCGACAAAATCATCCCGGACGGTATGGCGGCTCCGGGAGTCCCCGGTAGAAGAGTACGGTAACGTACTAGGCCGTGCCGTTATTCGGGAGAAAAAATTACATCGCAGGCATCTTTATAACTGATCAACGTGCAATTTATTGAATAAATGTTAATTTACTTCATGATAGTATGAAAATAGAAATCCTACACTAAAAAGGTCGTATAATGGTAACTCGCCGTGAATTTCTTTTGAAAACAACTGGTGTAGCAGTTTGTAGCTCATTAGATTTTAATTCATTTGCTGGTATAAAAGGTACACCACGCAATATGCCATCCCGGGATTTTTTAAAGGAAGGGGATGTCATTGACGTTATAGCTCCATCTTCGCCAATTGATAATCCACAAGAACGTTACAAAAAAAATAGAACAGTATTTTAAAGAAAACACGCCTTTTAAGATAAACATTCCTGATCATTTAATAGAGCCTACAGCGTTACTGGATGAAGCTAATACAATCTGGAAGCGCGCGAAATTTGTCTATGATGCTTTCTGTTCAGAGTCAAAAGCGATCTGGGCGATATCAGGCGGAGGTTGGGGCGCTAGTATACTTGGCGAATTGATGAGTTATCCGAAACCAGATAAAATAAAACCAATTATTGGCTATTCTGACATTACGGCATTACATATTTATGCAAATGAATACTTAAATTTCCCCTCGATACACTCCGTCGTTCTGGGTATTAATGGCGATATTTTTCCGGGATACAATAAAAATGGCCTGGGAGCAACATTAGATATTCTTAGCGGAAAAAAAACAGATGTTATATATGAGTTATCACCGCTTAATAAATTTGCTGCCTCAATGACAGAGGTTACAGGTAAAATTGTTGGTGGAAATTCTCTTTTGGTTTCTGCGCTTAATGGAGCTTCGGGGCTTTCGCTTAAAACTAAGGGAAAATTCCTATTCCTGGAATCTATTGCGGATGATCCCGGCCAGTTTTCCAGGAAATTGATGGGGTTGGCCTATTCGCCAGTAATAAAGAATTGCTTAGGGGTGATATTTGGAGATGTTATTAAAGATGGTGGTAAAACAAACTCACCTCTGGTTCAAAGCCAGTTTGATTATATTATTCACCGATTCTCAGAACAATTCATTGAAGATAAAATTGCGTTAAAAGCAAATAATATTTTTGGTCATGGTGCGATAAATATGCCATTGCCACTTAATACTTTTGCTGTGATAAAGCGTAACGGTGCGAGTATAATTGCTACAATTAGTGCTAATAGGCTTTGAGCTTATTAGCTCAGATATGGACCTTTATCCCGACATACTTCATCAGTCGCTAGGTATGGTTTACTCTCTACCAAACTTATAATTATTAATCATAACCGTCTGTATTTTATAGACATGGAAATTATTATTCAATGTTGTTGATCTTTTATTGTGGATGCATATGTTAACTATTTTATCAATAATCTTGGCTAAGAGCTTGTCATATAAAAAGAGGTAGTAATGTTAAAAATGGGAATAACTATTATTAAACCTGATTATAATGAAAATTTCATCACTTTACGTAAGGTTTTTATGCAAAATATTTTCTCAGTCATCTGTTGTATACTAATGATTAGCCATTTTTCTCTGGGATATGCAGCGGATATTCCCAACGGAGTGGTACTGGCAGAGAAACAAGAACTGGTTCGTCAAATAAAAGATGAGCCAGCTTCGCTAGATCCGGCAAAAGCTGTAGGATTACCTGAAATCCAGGTAATCCGCGACTTGTATGAAGGGTTGGTTAACCAGAATAAAAAAGGCGAAATTATTCCTGGCGTCGCCACCCAGTGGAGAAGTAACGATAATCGCACCTGGACGTTTACGCTGCGAGATAATGCAAAATGGTCTGATGGCACGCCTGTTACTGCTCAGGATTTTGTCTATAGCTGGCGACGTCTGGTAGACCCAATAACACTTTCGCCATTTTCCTGGTTCGCCGTGCTGGCAGGAATTACAAACGCAAAGTCGATTATTAATGGTAAAATCGCGCCGGACCAGTTTGGGGTAGAGGCTATTGACGCGCATACCCTGCGTATCCACCTGGATAAACCGTTGCCCTGGTTCGCCAGACTGACCGCCTGTTTTGCATTTTATCCGGTACAGAAAAAAAACGTTGAAAGTGGTAAGGAATGGACGCAGCCAGGAAAATTGATTGGCAATGGCGCATATGTGCTTACAGAGCGCGTTGTGAATGAAAAGCTGGTTGTCGAGCCTAATAAATATTACTGGGATAATGATAAAACGGTGTTACAAAAAGTAATATTTTTGCCAATCAATCGAGAGTCAGAGGCGACCAATCGCTATCTTGCGGGTGACATCGATATTACAGAAACGTTTCCTAAGATTATGTACCAACAACTGATGAAGAATATTCCCGGGCAGGTATATACGCCGCTTACATTAGGTACTGACTATTATGCGTTTAATACTCAAAAGGGGCCAACTGCGGACTCTCGCGTTCGTCTTGCATTAAGTATGACGATTAATCGACGCCTTATAACTGAAAAAGTGTTAGGTACAGGTGAAAAACCCGCCTGGCATTTTACCCCTGATATAACTGCAGGATTTACGTCTACGCCTTCACCCTTTGAAAAAATGAGCCAGGAAAAACTTAATGCTCAGGCTAAAAGTTTACTTCGTGCGGCAGGATATGGACCGCAAAAACACCTTAATTTAAGACTTCTTTACAATACCTCAGAAAACAATCAGAAAATCGCTATTGCTGTGGCATCGATGTGGAAAAAAAATCTAGGAGTGGATGTTAAATTACAAAACCAGGAGTGGAAAACCTATATCGACAGCCGTAATAATGGAAACTTTGATGTAATCCGTGCCTCTTGGGTGGGGGATTATAATGAAGCCTCGACTTTCTTGTCGTTGTTAACCTCCACTCATTCAGGGAATATTTCACGATTTAATAATCCTGCCTACGATAAAATCATAATGCAGGCAATGACAGAGCACACCTTGCAGGCACGTAATGCAGATTATAATGCAGCCGAAAGAATACTTCGGGAACAGGCGCCTATTGCTCCGATTTATCAGGAAACTAATGGAAGACTAATTAAACCATGGGTAAAAGGATATCCTATTACTAATCCGGAAGATGTGGCTTATAGTCGCACCATGTATATTATAAAGCATCAATGATTACACATGAATTTAATAGTTATAGGGTCTCTCGGTGACGCCTTGACGAGATTTATGTCGCGATGGCCTTATCCATTCGGTAACAGACAAATACATTTTTAATTTTCGGCAGAGGTTTTAAACTCAATGAATTGTAAGGCGCGGGAGCCGATAGGTTCCCGCTCTTTATGACTTATGAAAAATATTCGCCAAAAATTTGCATTCCGGCGCCGGGTAACGGGGCGGAATAATGTATTTTATTTTTCCTCCGAAGACGATGGCTCTTCTGTAAATAGACTCGTTTTAGTTCCATGCATTTTTTGAGATCCCGGAAAAATAATGGTGCTGTCGGTATTCCTCCGGTGTCATATTATTCAGCGATTTATGCGGACGTTCACCGTTATATTCTGATAACCATTTTTCCGTGATTTCACGTACTTCATTCAGGGGGCAGTTTGGATATAAAGAATTATTGTACGGTAAGCCTATTTTTTAATAGGCTTACCTATCGCTGTGGGGTTGTAGTCCCGCGCTATACAGTGTTTTCAGGGGATTTTGTCTAATCGGATAACCTAAATGCGATACGGAATACGCGATAATTTAAAAGGCCACTGACGCTAAATCAATCCCTTACGAATTATTATGGTTAAATAATGCGCTAAACGTACAATAATTTCCGATCTCCAAACTGACCCCATAACGGCCACTTTTGCGTATTGTCGGCAAAACAACGTTAAACACCCAATCCTGAAACTACCGTGCCTCCGATTTATTGCTGCGGAAAATGACGCGGTACAGGTTAGATTCATTGACGAAAGTCAGTTGCTGTTTGCCACCGCCTGTAGGGATTACATTTTTTGTAACCCCTTCCATGCTCATCTGGAAGCGACGAGGCTGATCGGATTAAACGAATCGCTGATGAAATAACCAGACGTTATATTATATAAGCCGTCAGGGTGCCCTGCCGGACGCCACCGGCAGGGCTGCGTCTGACCTACGACAGGAGACGACGCTTGGCGATATTACCATATACAGTCAGGTAAAAAAATTGGGACCGTGGTCTCAACGTTACATCAATCAGCCAGAAAAATTTATCCGGTTAATAAAATACGTAACTTTTCCTATAACAACTACACCATCCAGCGCCTCGCCTTCAATCGCTTCACCATCATCAATAATTAACGCCTGCCCCATTATTTTTGCAAAACGTAATGCCCCGTCAGAGCGTATCAATACTGTATCTCCCTGCCGCTGAATCAGTGAAAAGTCAACGACGGCATAACCATCTGATGTATTGACAATCCGGCTATTAGCGTTGATACCACATAAAATATATACAGTCAGGCGGGGCTCGACGTAGTCACTTGCTGGAGACGGAAAGCCCATGCTTAAAGCCCTCCGTTAGGGTTAAATAACTGGAATGTGCGGTTTTCTCCTTCCTGCGTCGATATATCTCTGAACGTAGTCACATGCTATTCGATCCACCTGTTTGCCTCGCGCAGGCTCCAGTAATGGTTTACCTTCTCCAGTTCCTGAACAAATCTCCCTGTTATAACTGTTTTCTGCCACTCGGTTCAAACATTATGGCGTTACGCCAAGCCATTTCTATCTCATAGTGACGGGGCATAATATCCGCTCCTGATAATACTGTTTATACAAACAGTATTATCAGATGATGAGGAGATCAAGACGGGCGATAACTTTTAATTTCCACGCCTGTATAACTAACTGATTTAGCAACAGGGAATTTTTTGTACAGTGTCGACAGTCCCACGTCATAAATAATCGCTATCTGCTGTCGCGGTAATCCTGCCCTAATCAGGCGCCCGGCCTGCGCCCATTGCTCTGGGGTGAGCTTTGGACGCCTGCCACCAATTCGCCCCTGCGCCCTTGCCGCTTCCAGCCCGGCGCGGGTTCTTTCCACAATCAGTACCCTCTCCATGGTAAACCGGGTGGATACCTCAAATTCTGACTGGCCGGATAAGCCAGCCAGTCAGTAGTCGTTACCGTGACAATTTAATTATCCATATATCACAAAATCACTTGCTTACGCGGTAATTAATCCATTTGGTTAATAAAAGTTATTTCATTTACCAGCATATTTTACCCCATGGTAGTTCTGGGATTAATGTATCTGCGGCCAGATTTTACACCACGGAAACGAAATACCTGGGAATCCTTTATTACCGCTTTCAGTGGCCATTGCAGATGAAGAAAATGTTATGGCTGATATGGCAAAAACCAGCGCTAACAATACACTGTTAAGTTTATTCATAATATCACTCACATAATTGATAGCTATGCTTCATCCTTAACTTTTGCCGCAATCCTTTTATCAGGATAAAGCAGAAAAGAAAGTTTTCCTTGAATATCTCTTGATTGTTAAGTAAATATTTAGTTTAAAAGTAAATAATAAGTACAGTAGTTTTTTCTTTTCTAAAGAAAATTTACTTATATCTTAGTGACTTCGTACAGATACCTGAACCGAATTAACACCTAAAAACTAGCAAGTCAGTAGTAGTCGTTACTATGGTAATTCAGGCCACCTGATTTCCGTGAAGGTGGCCGAGTCTTTCACGCCGCTCAAATCCAGTGTTTTAAGCTTCCTGATATACGCCATCCATTGAGTCAGATTTTCCTTATCGTCGTCACTGATTTCACCCAGTGCCAGTTCAGTTCGCCAGTCGGCAATGGTGCTGTTAGCTCCATCCAGTAGTTTCTGTCGGGTGGTTTCGGCCTTAGCCTGATAGTCAACGGGAACAGCCAGAACAGTGCCGTTCGAATATTTCCAGCCGCCATAGATATTAAATCCGGCTGGTAGTTTATTGACCTCAACAACCGAAAAACCTGCCGGATAAAGGCGCGATACATCTTCGGCTACAGAACGTATTATATTTTCGGAGTCAATGCACAGCTTATATTTTTTGGTGAATTTACTCAGTGATTCGTAAAAGTCCTGACCATCTTCACTACGAAAATACAGAAAGTTGTTATCGTAGTCCTGGTCGTCAGGAATGTATCTGGTTACGTTTTTTAATTCCATTATATTCACCTAAATTATCCATTAATTGTACGCCAGCCATTACCCACCCACATTTGTAGCGGTCTATACGCAAATGTCACACCGTATGCTGTTGTTGGGTCATGTCTGGCCTGTGTTAAAAAGCAACCAGCAGGCGCTTCTGCTGGTCCATATTCATCTACTTTGCCAGGCCATACAGGAGCACCGCGCTGGATATTCTGGACATAACGATTATCTGATTCGCCTTTTGTATATACGTTTCCTGATGTTAAATAACGGGCGTCAAAATTGCTGTAATTAGCAGGGTAAATATTGCCGTTTACACTCAGTTCGATACCGCCGTCTTGTCGTCTCTGGCTGTAGAAATGCCAGCCCTGATCGTCACTCAGTTCAATGACCGTTGGGCGGTCTGTGCCATTTCCCCACAGACTGAAACCGGCGTTCATCGCGGAGTTGTTACCACTCGATAACGTCAGTGTTTTTCCGTTGCCGGCACGTAAGATACCATTAGTGAGAACATCAACTGACATGTGCAGCCCGGAGTTGTCGATATAACCGACCAGGGCATTATTGGCATAAAGGCCTAAAACGCCGTCACTGTGCCACTTAATCCCGGTATCGTTATCACCGAGCACAATAGAATTACCGCCTAGCGCATTATCAGTACCAATACCTAACGAACCGTTAAGCCGTCCCCCGGTAATCGGCAATGCCCCCACATCACCGGCTGAAGGTTTGTTCGCGGTATTGTAGTCAATAATCCACGGACGGCTGGTATTCGGTTCAGTTCCCCAGTCCTGGCGCTTTGCGTTCGCGCCCATATGCGCGTAATAGTGCTGAAACCAGACTTCCCCGATTTTCTCAACAAGCATATATCCATAGCTGTACAGCTTGCTGCCATCCGGATAGGTGGGAAAATCAGTGACCGTATCAGAATTCGACACAGCCACCCGCCACCATCCTGGAGTATTAGCTGATGCCATCGTGCTGTTATCGGTAATTTCTCCGACAGCATCGGCGGAAATGGCCCTCACATCAGCAGCCGCCAGAGTGATGTCGCCGGACAGCGGTTTGTTGTTAACCCTGCGCGTCGCCGGGACGGCATTTTTTGCCAGATTTATGGTTTCCCGTAAACCAACGTATTCGATAAGACCGTCAACGCTTTTTCCTGACAGCGCCGTCAGGGTTTCGTCCAGTGGCTGCTTGCCCGCCAGTTTATTCAGTACCGTGGTAGCAAAATTAGGATCGTTACCCAGCGCGTCAGCCAGTTCTTTCAGCGTGTCCAGCGCTTCCGGCGCAGAACCAACCAACTGTGCCACTTTCGCAGCCACAAACGCTGCCGTGGCAATTTCAATACCTGCAGCTGTGGTTTCCGGCGTTGGTGCCGTTGGCGTACCGGTCAGTGCCGGACTGTCCAGCGGGGCTTTGGTTTGCGTCTCGCTCATGACATCCTTGACCGCCTTTGGCGTGGCTGCCAGCGCTTCGCTGTCACTGTCCGTGGCGCTGCTTAACTTAACGATACCTTTTTTCGTCAGGCTGGCATCGTCCAGGGAAATCACGTCCGCGATATCTTCTGCCCGTTTTGCGGCATCTTCAGCTCTGGTGGCTGCTGCTCCGGCAGCAGTACTGCTTTGCGCCGCCAGTGATGCGCTGGTATCAGATGCGGCGGCGTGAGTGGATGCCTCCGATGCTGATGACGAGGCGGCTGTTGCGCTGGCCGCTGCTGTACTTGCTGACGTTGCTGCGTTTGTCGCAGATGTTTTTGCTGCGGCTGCCGATGCGGCTGCCGCCTTTTCCGACGCTGCCGCCGCAGTGGCTGACGCGCCAGCCTCACCGGCACTGGAGGCGGCCTGCGTTTCTGACATCTTCGCAGCGGTTTCGGATGCGCCGGCACGCTCTGCTGATGCCTGCGCCGCCGTCGCGCTGGCGGCTGCGGCAGCAGCTGAATCTCCGGCGGCAGTTCGGGAGACATCAGCATTCGCTTCAGATGTTTTCGCTGCGGCCGCCGATGCGGCTGCCGCCGTTCTGGCCGTGTCAGCCGATTCAGCGCTGACTGATGCCTCACCGGCTTTTGTGGTCGCCGTAACTGCGCTGCTCTCCGCAGACGCTGCGGATGAGGCTGCCTGTGTGGCTGATGCTTCTGCCGCTCCGGCTGCACTCCCGGCTGTCGTGGCGCTTTCCGCTGCCCGGCCTGCTGATGTCTGCGCCTGTTCAGATGCCCGGCCTGCAGCGGTGGCATTCCTCAATGCCTCCGATGCCCGGCGGGCAACTTCTTCCACCATCGCCTCAAAACGCCGCAGCAGCGCCTCCGGGCGGACGTCGTCTTCCGTCATGGCCCCAGAAAATCATTCAGGGTGCCCGGCTTTGAATCATCGTAGACCGTAATAACCCCGGCATGTGACGGGGATACCCTTCCACCGTGAGTGTGACAGCGTACTGCCCCTGCTCCACATCCATGCTGTAGCGCCCGACGTCATCCGGATTTTCCGATGCCACCGTATTCACGACCACCGTCGTACTGGTCCGGCTGGCCTTCGCTCGAATGGTGCAGTTCTGTACCGGCGTTCCCGCACCATCTTTCAGTACACCGGAAATAAGTACTGGCATATTACCTCCATAAAAAAAAGCCCGCCCGCAGGCAGGCTTCAGATTCATTCACATCTCAGCACTGATTATCCGGGTCACGTAAATACGCCGGCAGCGAACACTGGACGCTCCGCGTGATTGTTTTGCCCTTTGCCTCGCGGTGCTGTTTCTGCCCGCGGTCAGTGCCGGTATAAATCCGGGTCTGGTTTTCAATATTGCTGTTACCGCTTCCTCTTCCGTTATCGGCAACGGCAGCGGTGGAAAATAAAACGGACAGGGAAACCCCTGCCGCCAGCGAAATTACGCGCGACATAGTCATATCTGTTCCTTGTTAAACGAAAGAGACCGGAAATCCGGTCAGTTTGTGAAGTTGTTCCCCGACCGGGAAACCATCACCAGCGGCCAGACGGAAGCAGACGTGGTGTACTGCCCACGAACCCTCAGAGAAACGCTGATATCCACGACAGGTGAAGTGGTGTAGACCGAAAAGACAACGGTCTGATACATGGCCGGAAGCCCTGCGGTATACGGGATAACCTCCGCCGTTTTCACCTGGCCGTTAATATTTATCGTGACGGTGATGGCACCGGAGCCACCGTTACGCTCACAGTTAGCCATCACCGTGATGGTTTTCCCTATCTGATAGGTGGCGCTGTCGGTATACCGTGTTGAGGTGCTGCGTTCGTCGTTCGTCGCCCTGATGTTCACGCCCTGCATGACTTTTGAGCCGCAGATATCACCGACAAACTCTCTTGCTTCTATCACGCCAGAAAACTTACCGGAGGTGGCATTGATTTCTCCCGTAAACGAGCCAGATACAGCGTTGATATGCCCGCTGATATCCGCATTTTTCGCAGTCAGCTTTCCATCCGGCGTCAGGGAAAATGCCGGAGGATTCCCGCCACTGGTAATGGTCGGCGCGCTCAGATATTTCAGGAACGCCTCATTCATGATTATCTGGTCGCCCTGCATGACGAATCCGGGCGTCTCGTTTCCGTTTGCCGGGTTAATATAAGCAATGCGATCCGCCGCCACCAGGAACTGGCTTATCTTCCCGTCAGGCGTGTCTTCCATGCTCAGTCCAAGTCCGGCCACATAATATTTGCCGTCTTTGGTCTGCTCTATTTTGACGCCCCACATGGCGTTCCATTTATCGTTAGCATCCTGCCACTCCTTCGAAAACTGCTGCAGTTTGCTGGCGTTATCCTCCGTCAGTTCCACCTTCTCCAGCAGTTCCTTACCCAGGTGACTTTCAGTTATCTGCCCTTTGAAAAAATCCAGATAGCCTGCGGCATCGTTGCTGGCCTGCCCGGTCGCCCCCACGAATGCGGATTTACCGACCTGATTTACCGCCCGGATATAAAAATAGTAATCCCTGCCGGGCCTGATATTCACACTGGCCGCTATCCAGTACAGCGCCGTTCCCAGATATCGTGCGGCGTTTTCCACCTGATGGATATCCGTAATCTGCGCGTCTGAAAACCAGAACTCATACTGCACCGTCGGGTCGTATACCGCCTGACGCGGTGTGGCTGTAATCTGGAAATAGCCAGGGGTGAGTTCGATAAATGATGGTGCCGCCGGCGCGGAGATGCTGAACTGTGTGCTGGCCGGGTCTCCCTGTTGTCCCTGGCTGTTCACCGCCCTGACGGACAGGGTGTAGCGCCCCGGCGTCAGCCCCCGGAACCGGTACTGCGTATCCGGCGTTCCTGCGCTGCTTACCAGCCGGTCACTGCCATCTTCCGCCGCCACGTTCAGGCGCAAAGAAAACGAGGCGCCCTTAACGACTCGCGGTGTGTCCCAGCGCGCCAGTACCTGATACTGTCCCTCCTCCGCCAGAATTTCTGTGGTCAGATGCTGTATCGCCGGGGGAACGGTGCCGTGAATCGTTCCGGGTTGCGGATCGAATGATGCCCCGTTGTCCACGATGGACTCTTTTTCCGGCACATGCTGTACGGCGGTGATGGCATACGTTCCGTCGTCGTTTTCCCGGACAGCCACACACCGGAAGAGACGCTGGCGCAGCGACGGCAGTTTCAGCCCCCAGACGCTGTATTCCGCCACGCCGTCCGGTATCCGGCTGACCTGAACCTGCACACCGTCGGTAACAGACTGCACGTCCACGCTGACCGGCAGGCCTTCGCCATCCACCAGGCTTATCAGCGTGGTGCCGGACGACGGCAGGGTAATCTCCCTGTCAAGGGTCAGAATGCGGCGGGCGCGGTCAACGGACAGAATCCGCCCGCCCAGGCTGATGCCGGCATAATCCTCGTCGCAAACCTCAATCACATCACCGGGAACGTGGCGCAGCCCCTCCGCACCCACACTAAAATCGACCGTCTGGGTTTCCAGCAGCTCCGTTTTTATCAGCCACAGCCCGGCGCGGTGCGCCTGCCCGCGACTGGTACAGCCAAACGCATCCATTTTTACCAGATTGCGTCCGTAGTGACTGATGGCGACCGTGTCTTCCACCAGTTCCGTGGATGTCTGCCAGCCATTATCAGGGTCGATCCAGTTCACCTCTACCGCATTATGGCGGTCCTTCCGCGCACTGAAGCTGTAACGGAACGGTGTACCCTCATCCGACATTACCACATTGCTGCGGGTATAGGTCCAGACTGTATCCGAGGGCCTGTCCTGCACGAAGGTCATCATCTGCCCGTTCCACACCGGCATACAACGCATGGCGGAGCAGAAGTCGGTCAGCACATCCCACGCCTTACGCTGCTGTGCCAGATACGCATTAAAGGTCATACGCGGCTCTGTCCCGCCGAATCCGTCAGGGACCATCTGGTCGCAGTACTGGCCTATTGCATACAGCGCCCACCGGTCCACGTCCGCCGCGCCGATTCGCTGTCCCATGCCATAACGGGGATGTGTCAGCACATCCCAGAGACACCACGCCGGATTATTGCTGTATGCAGGCTTGAACGTGCCGTCCCAGATGCCGCTGTAGGTTCGCGCTACCGGATCGTAATTCGACGGCACATGAATAATCCGCCCGAAAAAATGGTAATTTCGCGTCACCTGCTGGCTGCCGAACTGCTCAGACTCCACCTGCAGGCCAATCACGGCGGTGTTGGGATAGCGCTGCCGGACATCAATAATCTCGGTATACGACGACCAGACCGTGTTGTTCTGTAACTGGTCAGTGGTACTGTCTGCCGTCACACGTACCATCCGGATACCGAATGGCCGGGGAGGGAGATTATCCACTATCACCGAGGCCAGATACTGTGTGGTGGTTTTCCCGGTAATCGTAATCTCTTTTTCCACCACCCACTGACCATAGCGCTCCAGATGGATTTGCAGCCTGACGGATGTCGGATTACGGTCGCCCTTGCTGTTGGCCTCCACCAGTGACTGCACGCCGAACGTAAAACGCAGGCGATCAATATTTGCAGCCGTGATGGTCCTGGTCACCGGATTATCGTGTTTAACCTGCACGCCGAGCACCGTCTCGGCGCCGGAAGATTCAAATCCCTCCAGCGGGGTCTGTTCCTGCTCACCGACGCGGTATACCACCTTCACGCCGTGGATATTCGTGTTACCGTCGCGGTCCACCACCGGCGTCTGGTTTACCAGAACACTTTGCAGACCGTTCACCGGGCCTTCTATCGGTCCCTCGCTGATGGCATCGATGACGCTCAGCAGCTGCGTGGATTTCAGGTTATCCGGTGCCTCGCGGGGCGTATGCCCTTTTCCTCCGCCCTTTCCCATTTATTACCCCGTAAAACGACAAAACCGCCCGGAGGCGGTTCTGTCTGAATCTGTTCTGTTGTCAGCGGCCAATCACCACAACCTGACCACCATCTCCTTCATCAGCGGTACTGACTTCCTGGGAAATCACGCGTGACCCCACCTGCATCTCGCCGTACAGCACCGGCAACGTGTTACCGTTGGCAACCATATTATCCAGCGACGAGAAATACGTGTTCTGCCTGCCGTTATCGGTCTGCCTCATTTCGGACATTTTAGGTTTTGGTGCCAGCATCTGCGCCACACCGCCCAGAACCATCGACGCCCCGGTCATATACATACCGGATACCGCCGCCGCTCCCAGCCAGCCTGCCGGGTTCCACCAGGCAACGGCAATCAGCGCCGCACCAAGCACCGCCTGAAACACCCCGCCAGATTTGGCCCCGGCCAGACGCGGCACAATATGAATCACCGCGCCAGGCGGCAGCGGGTCATGCAGGCTGGTTGTCAGGGTATCAGCCGTAACATCGTCTCCGGCTATGCGTACCTGATACCAGCCGTCGTTCAGTTTCTGCCGGAGACCGGGCAACTGTACCGCCAGTGCCCGGACAGCTTCAGCACCACTGGCTACCTGCAGGCTGACGCGGCGGCAAAATCGTTGCAGATCCCCGTAAAGGCAGATGCGCGCCATGCCCGGTGTCGCCAGATGGAGTGCGTGCGTCGTTGCCATTTGTCGGTATACCTCACGTTTACTCAGTTGTTCAGGAATATGGTGCAGCAGCTCTCCGTCGCCGCAGTAAATCGCTGCGTGGTTCGGAACGGAGGAGCCAAAGCAGCAAATCAACACGTCGCCGGGCTGCGCACTGGCTGCGCTGACACGGTAAAACCCCGTCGTCTCCAGATTATCCAGATAGAGATTGTCACCATGCCGCCACCAGTCGTCGTCCCGGTGAAAATCCGGCATATCAATCCCCGCCAGATGATAGGCATCACGGAACAGCGTGTAACAGTCAAAACCCCATGTTTAAAATGCCGTCCGGTCAGGTGTGGCACACAGCGGAATTTATGTACCTGGCCGGCGCATACCAGCCACCACGGCAGGTCGCTTTGAACCTGCAGCCTGCGGTCCACATCGCTCAGATACGGCTGGCCGCCAGGATGGCTGTGAACCAGCGCCACAATATCCCCCTGCGTTTCAGCCCTCAGCCAGTCCTCCGGCGCCATACGGAAATAATCCTCCGGCGCGGCAGAAATATTCACACAGGGGAGATACCGATCTCCCGCCTGTGTTCTCACCACGAAGCCGCACGACTCCGCAGGCGCACACCGTCGGGCGTGCGCCAGAATATCCTGTTCTTTCATGATGATTTACTGTGAAAGTTTATTAATGGAGAGGAAACCGCCAAAGTTTCCGGTATTGTTACGCAGGGCGCATCCCCGGGCGCAGCGGCTGCAGGCATCTTTTGCCGGATCGGCGGTAGGGTTATCAAATTCATCTGCGACAGCTGGTCCCGTATAACCGCATTCGTCAGAGCGGTATATCCATGTACAGGTATTGGCCAGCATAATTCGCCCGGGGAAGACACATCCGTCCGTTTCAGTCGGTGTTGCCAGGACAAATGTCGCACTTACCGCCGTCAGATCACTGCACTGCTCGATCACCCAGCGGCTTACGGATTCCTGCTCCGGGTCGGCCTCCTGGTTGCCGCTGTGAAAATTAACGGCATCGAGAAACCGGGCATACACTATCCTGCGGATGACCGTCGCTCCAACCAGGCTATGCAAATCCTCCACCATTCCGGTCACCATACCGTAAAGATTGGATACCTTCAGTGACGGGCGCGCAGCTGCGCCTTTGCCGTTCATTTCAAATCCGCAACCGTCTACAGGATAAACGTCATATTTCCGTCCCTGCCAGGTAACCGCCTCCCCCTTTTCATTCGCCTCGTTACAAAAAAAATAACGATCACCGCCAGACTGCGTCAGATCGATTTCCCACAAAGTGATCCTGGCGGACTGTGCCAGTTTAGCGGCTTCGTTCAGCGTATCCTGCGAAATGTCCTGCATCACTCCTCCTCAGATAACAACCTGTTCAAAAGTCGTGGTCACAGTCACCCAAAGAGAGCCAACGCTAATCGACCATTTGCGGCAAATCACCCGAATTTGTGTCCAGGTATAAGGCGGTGTCCAGAGAAAGGATTTCACTCCACCGTGGCGGGATAAAAATGCCTCAAGGTTCTGATGTTCTCCCTTACGAATCCGGACCGTTACGTTATACTTCGCCAGATGGTTGTTCAGCCCGGCTGGACGCCGTTGTTCATACCCGTCACCCAGTTTTATGGAGGTGACTTTTGGTTCTGACTCCACTGTCATATCAGGGCGGAGCTTCCAGTTAAATGTTTCCATTGTTATCACCCTCCTCCAGCAATACCCCCGTCACGCGACTGCTGTTGCCAGAAATCAATGGCGGCTTTTTTTCCAATGTTATATACGGCCTGTAATGCCTGCGGACCAATCTGTCCGTTGCCGGCGTCGTTGTGGATTTCAATGTTGTACTCAGGCGCAAACATCGCCATCCCTCCTGAACCGGCTGCCACGACACCCAGCTTACCGTCAGCACCACGACGAAGTGGTAATATTGCCTCCGGTCCTGCCTCGCCCATCACCCCGGCACCTTTGGCAAAAGCAAAAAATGTCGGGCGATTAACAATGCTGCCGCTGTATCGGCTCAGTTCAGAAGACTGATAAACTCCACCAGTCGCATTGGCTGTCACACCAAATCCCAGAGCAGATCCGATTCCCTTTACAGCCTGCATCATTGCCATACGTGCTGAAATTTTTGCCAGATCTGACACGATGGATGCGGTGAAAGATTTAAATTTTAGTTTTCCTGTGGTAACGAACGTCGCCAGCCCGTCGCCCATACTGTTGAATGCCGATGTGAACATTTGCTCCGTTGCGCCCGCCACGTTGCTGCCCTGCACCATAAAGTTATCCAGCGCACGCGACGTCCCCAGAGTCCAGTCTCCCTGCGCAGCGTCCACTTTCGCATTGTAATCCGCCCACTCAGCCAGCCGGCGATCGAGACTGCCCTTCAGCGCCTGCTCCGCCTGACGATATTCGTCAGAACCGTATGTCCCTTTTGCCTTGCTGTCGCGCTTAAGCTGCTCCAGTTGTTCCGGTAGTGTTGCTGAATTTTCAGACGCTCTTCGTACCGGCCTCGTTGCTGATCGCCCATACCCATTGTGGCCAGCGCCGTTGCGTGCTGCTGCCTGACGCGGGATTCTTCGTCAGCGAGCTGGCTGGTTAATGTGAGCGTCTTTTTCTTCAGTTCATTAAGGGCATTCTGGTGTTGCAAATCCTGTTGTGAGATATCCAGCTTCTGTAGCGCAAGCGCAATTTCATCCTTATGTGCCAGTACGCTTTGTTCATCCGCCGTCAGTTTTTTACCGGACAAATCAGCGATGCGCTGCTGAAATGACAAAAGCTGCTTATGCGCTTCCGTCATTTTTCGGTCGTGGAAAGCTTCGCGGCGGCAAGCTGCCCTTCAGTCTGCGCCTGTTGCTGGCTGTACTGCAAAAGCAGTCGCCTGGCCTCGTCGTTGTGGTAAGTCTTTGGCTTTTTCGCCTGTTGTGACAACGCCTTTTTATGACGTTCATTTTCGCGCTCCAGTGCGGCATTGCGTACAGCAGCATCGGCATACTGCATGGCGGTAATGCGCGCCACCTCCCGTTGGTGCCGCAGGGATTCAGTTTCATTATCCCGGTTCAGCGCGGCATTCTGCTCGTTCCGACGTTTCTGCGTTTCCTGATAATTACGCTCTGCCTGCGCCTTCGCATCCAGCAGGTCCTTCTGGCGTTTCTGTTCCTTAAGTTCGTTCAGCTGCTGCTGATCGTATTCAGTCTGGGAGGAAGACACCGTCCAGGGCGTTTTTCTGCCGCGCGCGATTTTTTCCTGCAGTGTCGCGATCTTTTCATCGAGCGTATCTTCCCGCCCGATATCCAGCATCCGATCCCATGCCCACTTCGCCGCATCACCGACAGCATTCCATGCTCTTTCAATCCAGCCCAGATTGTCGTGTACGTCCCCCATCCGCTTATTCATTTCTTCCGAATACGCAGACATGGCAATTTTCGCGGCATCAGCCACTCTTCCCTGCTCGCCCAGTACCCTGATTTGTTCAAGCTGGGTGGCTGTCAGAAAATGCAGTGTCCTGTCCAGTTCTTTCGCCGCATTCACCGGATCATCCCGCAGGCGTTTAAACTGGCGGATGGTTTCATCCACTGATTGTCCCACGTTTTCCTGCATTCTGGTCGCGGTACGGGATACCATTGCCACTGCCTGCCCGGTAAACGCTCCGCTACCGACCACCTGTGCCAGCACGCCTGCAGCGTCGTGCTGCGTGACGCCATTTCCGGCGAGCGACTTCGCCATCGCATTAAGCTGGCCTGTGGTTTTTCCGGCATAACTCCCGGTCAGAATAAGCTGTTTATTGAACGTCTCGCTTTCCTTAGCGCCTTCATAGTAGGCCTTGCCCTAGCCCGTAAACAGCAGCAGCCACGCCGCCAGCCAGCCCGCCGAGCATCATGCCCTTCGGAGACATCAGTTGCTCGATCCACCCGGCGCGGTTAGCGAGCGTGATACCACTCCCCGCAGTGCCCCGAAATTCCCACGGGCCAGCTCACCAGCCAGCACGCCCAGTTCACGACGGGCAGCAGCGCTTTTCAGTCCTAGCGTATGGGTGGCAGTTCCGGTACGCTCCAGTTTACGGATATAAATATCTGCGGCGCTGCTGACACCCAGTTCAGCCGCCTTCACCCGCAGCAGCTCAGTACGGGAGAGGCCCTGTACCGTCGTCTGCTCTTTCAGGCGGCGTATAAACTGTGCTTTTTTCTGCGTGGCCAGCGCTTCGGCATCGGTAAGCTCACGGGTCTTCCTGGCGGTTTCAGACACCAGCGCCAGATAATCGCCCTGTGAGATATCTCCGCGTCCTTTCGCCTGTCGTACCTGCGCCTGGATACGCTGCAGCTCCTGCAGACCACCGCTTAACTGTTTTACACTGTCAATCTGGCGGTAAAAAGCAGCACTTGTCCTGTCCTGTGCTGCCGCCACAGCCGCTGACTGCGCCTGTTCCTCACGCAGTTTCCTTCCCAGTGCCTCCACCCGCTGTCGCGTCTGATCCACATCTGCCGCCAGACGCGTACTGGCCGCTGCGCTTTTCTCCACAGAGGAACTGTACGCGGTACTGCTGGCAGTCACTTGCTCCAGACTGGCGGACGTCCGGCGCGTCGCCTCCGTCTGCTTATCCAGAAAACGCTGCATCCGGGCCGCTGAACGTTCTGAGTCACCAGCCGCATCGTTCAGCAATTTTTTAATGCGCGGAACTTCGTTTCGGAACTCTGCGCTGTCGATACTTAAATCAATGACCAGGTTCGCTATCTGGTCCATAGCGGACACCTCCGGTAATACCTTCGCCCAGGATCATCAGTTCATCATCCGTTTTTTCGTGCAACGACTCAGGATCAGTGATCAGGCTGAACATTTCTGCATCGTGATGCGTGCCTGTAACCAGTCCGGAAATCAGCGATTTCAGCGTTGCAAACTCCGCATCCAGCAACATGTCACTGAAGCTGTTCTTCCCGAAATGCTCCGCCCACTCACCCAGCTCTGTCGCACTCATTTCCGCCAGCATCTGCCGCCAGTCTGGTCGCCGGAACTCACGCGCGAGCCGCATCACAAACGCCAGCTCCCGGTTCAGGACTTTTCCGGCGTGGTCGTGTCCTTTTCACTCCCGCTGTCGTCTTCCTGCGATGCCGGAAGACGCATACCACTCAGGGACAGAACCATATCAGCGCCACGTCCCAGCGCCTCATAAGACCATTCCAGTCTGACGGACTCATACAGGGCGCGGGCCTCCTCCTCTTTTTTGCTTTCACACAGGGAGCGGGATACCAGCCATGCATTAATATCCACCCCCATCTGCATAAATTCTGTCTGACGCTCTGCTTCCGTCAGGGTTTCAGGCTGTGCGTCATAGTCTGCCGTCCGCTGCTGAATAAACTTCAGATAATCCACACGTTGCAGGGCAGAAAGCTCACTGAGCACGATGGAATGCCCACCGTAGTTAAAGGTGTCTGTATTGAGAAACATGATGATTTTCCATAGAAGCCCCGGAACCGGGGCGGACTGATAAGAGAGGGTTATGACGCCGTCACTGTCACTGCTGCCACCGCGACAAGACTGCCGTCACTGCTGATGCCAACAATATTCACGCTGCCCGCCTTCACGCCTTTAACCGTGGCCACATTATCCTTCAGCGTGACGGTGGCGATCAGCGGATCGGCGGTCGCAACCTGCAGCGTTTTATCTGACGCGTTATCAGGTTTTACCGTAAATGTCAGCGTGGTGGTGGCTCCGGCAGCCACCGTGGCACTGGCCGGCGCAACGGTCACGCCGGATACGCTGACTACGTCAGGTGTATCCTCCTCCGCAAGAGAAGGACGCCCGACGCCGGTGATTTTTACGCTGCGTGTCATCACCTCTTTGGACGTCACGGTTTTACCCAGTGAACTCAGCCAGCCGCGGAACACATCAACCGTCCCGTTAGGATACCTGATACGGAAGGCGCGAACTTCGCCGGTGTCAAACAGCTCAACCAGTTTTTTCTGTCCGGTCTCACCGGGTTTCCAGGCCAGCGTGGCCGTGGTGTCACCGACGCTTTTCTGCCCCTGCGTAGTGCTTTTCCAGTCGGCATTTTCATCATCAAGATAGTCATCGTCTTCCGCATCTGCACTCATTTCTCCGGGCTGCAGATCCTTAATACCTGCCAGTCGCAGCCAGTCATCATCAGCCAGTGGATTTTTAAACGCATCGCCGCTGCCGGTATACAGCCAGAATGTGGTTCCGGCGCCTTTCGTTTTTACCAGTGGGTTTGGTGTTCCCATCATATCCTCCTCAGTTGGTATAGGTGATCCGGTAAGTAATTTCTGCCATCCCCCACGTTGCCATTTCACTGTCCCGCTGGTAGTCATAACCCAGCGGCGTCATCGTATTGATAAGGTTTTCCAGGTCTATGACCTCTTCCAGCGCGGGGAATATTTTCTCTTCCATCCACAGATCAAGTTCCGCATCCGGTGCCTGAGCTTTCAGAAATACCGCCACATGGAGAACGGCCTCCCAGTCGCTTTCATCAAGCATCTGCCCGGCGAACTGCGCATCGGTCAGCCAGACAGCCAGTGCGGGAAGCTCTTCTGGTTCAATAAAGACCGGCAAACCGTCGTGCAGCATGGCGGACGATCCGGACAGGGATTCAAGTTTCGCCAGCACGGCGTGGCGAATCTGGGTGTGTTTGTTCATCGGGTCAGATACAGCCTCAGTTGTTGTTTCAGCGCATACATCAGTTGTTTTGGCATCTCCTGCTCCAGCATGCGTTTTTTCTCCGTTTCAAACGCCTGCGTCAGCGGGGCAACCAGCGGAATTTTGACGACATCAATCGGGTAGCGGTTTTTGCCGTTCACGCGTCGCATAACATGCCAGCGACCGTTCGCCAGTTGCTGAATAAAGGCATCCCGGAACAGATACGGGCCGATTTTCAGTACGCTGCCACGACGCAGGAGTTTCCCGCCGCGCCGGGACAGCCTGACCTGTGCACTGCCGAGTTTGATGGCGGGCAGGTTGCCGCGGTTAACACGGATACGGGCATAGTTTTTTCCCGTTGCGCTCGCTTTCCAGAGTTTTACGCGCTGTTTCACCAGCCGGAAAGGGATCCCTTTTTTCTGGTTATCTCCCGCCACAGCCTCTTTCGCCACACGGTGCGTGGCGGCAGACACCGCCGAGGCCGCCACGCGGTTAACTGCCCAGGCGCTGGCCTGCGGCACCATATGCCTGTCCAGACTGTTCAGGTTACGAATGGCATTCTCCAGCCCCTTCAGAGACATGTTTTACTCCAGTGAAATCTGGTACTTTCCGTTGACGCGCTGCCAGCGGGTGACAGTAAAATCCTGTCCCCGCCAGAGCACGGCCTGCTTTCTGGCGGGCCTGTACTGTGGGCTGAACACAATCAGGTGTGTCCCCTCCCCGGAAAGCGCACCCAGTTCCGCCATAAACGTGGCCTCCGCAGCGACATACTCCGCCCCGTCAATCAGGACAGGCCGCCCGAAGCGGGCAGCCGTCACCTCGTCCATCCTGGTGCTCAGGCGGTCAAAGGGATTAGCCATTGAGCCGTACCGGCACAGATTCCTCCCCTTTTGCCGCCGGCGCCCAGGTCACACCCACCAGCGGCAGTCCGCCGGTGGCATCCAGCTGCACCTTACCGTCTTTCAGATACACTTTTTTTCCCGCCGCCATCACATCGGTGGCCAGTTTGGGGACCAGGAAAACGCCGTGGGCGATGCCGTCCCCGGTGGCGCCTGCCGCAATATCGGTGACAGCGACGACGAACACATCGCCGGCCTGCACCAGGCTGCCACTCTTTACTGCAGCTGTGGCCGTAATGGCGAGCGTGGTGCCCGCCTGTACATAATTCTTTGCCATAATGATTTTCTCCGTTCCGGTCACGAATGACCGGATTTCAGGCGTAAAAAAAGCCCTGACGGGCCATTCGGATAGTTATTTTTGGTAGTTACGCGGAACACTTCACCAGACCGCGGTGATCGACCGGGGCCACCCCGGCATCGATACGTACTTTGGTGGTCACGCCGTCGACGCTGAAACCGTCCTGCTGATCGATATACGGCGTATCCACGCCGTTGAGATAGGCCACCTCAATGGTGTCAGTGCCTTTGGCGGCAGCCAGATAAAAAGTGGACTGGCTGTTATCATCGAGGCGCGGCTCGGCGATGACGGTCGCAAAATCTTTCACCGGGTTAATAATGCCGGCATTAATATCCGCGCCTTTCACGCTCGTGGATTTGATCACCTGGTTAGTGACGGACTCCAGTGCTGTCGGCACCAGCACGAATGCCGGACGAATATTCAGGTGACGCTCACCTTCTTTCTGGGTACGCATCAGCTGGCGGGCTTTATCCAGCGATGCCACATCCATCAGCGCCCCTTCCAGCACGTTCGCGTGTTTCGCCTTATCGAACAGGTTCACGTTGTCCGTGGACATTTTCGGGTTGGAGGTCAGGATGGCATAAACCAGATCGGCAATGGTGGACTTCGCTGCCCGCCCCAGCTTCATCGGGACATCGGTCAGCATGTTCAGATCGTCGTTAATGATAGCCTGACGGGTGATGCTGAACAGTTCCCCGTAGGTTGCCAGAGCAATGGTGGCCTGTTTGTCCCCGGTGGTGACGTACTTATATTCCGCCCCTTCGCGCACCTGACGCAGGGCATTAAAGCCTCCCATGCCCACACGGCGTGCCGTTTTGAAGTCAGAAAGCTGGCCTTTGCGCGTCCACTGTTCGTAGGTTTCCGGGGCTTCCTCCCATCCCTGCAGAATGGCCTTGTTCGCCACATCCAGCAGAATGTTGCCAAAATCTGAAGTGCTGTGCGTGAACGCCATCCCGACCATCTGCATCGGATTGAGTGTCGAGACACCCACGCCACGTTCGGTCAGTGACATACGCGCCAGTTCCCGCATGGTCATGGCGTTATACGGGTTATCTGCCTGGCTGCTTTCAAATCCCGCCCGCGCCATCAGGGAAGCCCGGATGCCGTCCCCGGCAAAGTTACCGTTCCCCGCATAGATATGGGAGAGCATTGGATTTTGTGTGTTCTGCGTCCCGCCCAGCGTGTTGGTGGGGGTCACCCCCCGGCCCAGCGCCTCCAGCAGTTTGTCTTTTGCCGCGTCCACATTGCAGTCCACATCCGCAATGCACTGCGCCATCAGCTCGCCGTGGCGGTTACCGAACATACCAAACACATTCTGGATCCCGCTGATACGCTGTCGCTGCTCTTCCTGAAAACGGGCGCGCAGGGTGATTTCATCCGTCCCCTGAGGGGGGGTAACAGGCTGGGGCGCCGGCGTGGTGACCGCCACCGGAGGCGGGGTCACGATGGCCTGCGGCTCCGGCTGCGTCAGTGTCCTAGCGTTACCCTGGGGGGCAATAATCATGTTTTTGATGTTCTGTGGCATATGTTCAAATTCCTCAAGTCGTTTTGAATGCAGCTGAGCCATTGCCCGGACGGGCTGAATAACTTTGTCGGCAAAGCCTTCCCGGACACACTCGGCCCCACTCATCCAGGTCTCACTGGCGAGCAGCGCGGCAATATCGTCCGGTGATTTCCCCGTTTTTTCGGCGTAAATCGGGATGATGACGCTTTCCATCTTGTCGAGCAGATCGGCATAGTCGCGGATATCAGAGGACTCACCGCCGGCAATACCGCGTGGGCGGTGGATCATCATCATCGCGTTTTCCGGCATGATGACGGGGTCGCCCACCATCGCGATGACCGACGCCATCGAACAGGCCACACCGTCCACATATACCACTTTTCTCGCCGGGTGATTTTTCAGCAGATTGTAAATGGCCAGCCCGTCGAAAATACTGCCACCCGGGGAATGAATATGCAGGTTGATCTGCGTGATACTCCCCAGGGCCACCAGCTCTTCGGCAAACCAGTGCGCCGAAATTCCCCAGCCACCAATTTCATCGTAAATACTGATATCGGCCGCGTTATCAGCCACCGCGCGGATGGTGTACCAAGATTCAGCGCCGCTTTCGTTCTTCCCGCGCGCGGCTGCCATCGCCCTGGGTGGACTTTTCAGGGTCCTTTTTTTCCTCTTTAACATCGGATTGCTCTCCGGTTTCATGCGCCGGATCGGTGTCAAACACCAGCCCCAGCTTACGGTTTTCATCAGTTTCCGCCTTGCGGCGGCGTTTCACGTCGGCAGGTGCGCCCCCTCTGGCCCTCACCCAGTCACCTTCTGTTGCGGCCCCGCCACGTATCAGCACCCGCCAGGCGTTTGCCTCCTTGAGCGGGTCAATCCACGGCATGACAGGCCCGGAATACACCGCATTAAACAGCGAGGACATATCCGTGCCGGCAGGCACCTCAATGGCACCGGAAGCCACCGCAGCAGCCAGCCAGCGCCGATAGAGAGGACGGGTAAAGGCAGCAATAAAGCTGTCCTGAAGGATGCTGTACCCCTCCTGCGCCTCCACCAGCTCCTGACGCTGGGCGCTGTAGGTTCCGTCATAGTTTCTGGCAATGGAAGAGAAGCTGCCACGCAGTCCGGCGGCCACCGCACGAAGCTGCCCCATCCGGAAAGATTCCAGACCCGCGTTCGGGCGGTCTGATTTGATCATCCCGATATCCTCCCCGGGATTCAGACCGTCAAACAACATACCGGGCTGGATTTGTGTCTCTTTACGTTTCTCCGGCGCCACATAGCCGTCAGTGCCGACATCCTGCTTTTTGATGAACATGCCGAGAGACGCGGCAATCCGCGCCGCGATGCGCTCGCTGTCCTCGTACTCTTTCAGGTCCATCAGACGAATGATGACGGGGGCAAGAAGAGAAGCGCCGCGCGCCTGATTAAGACGGCGGGTAAAGCGCAGATGCAGCATATTTTCCGCAGTCACCTCTTTAACGGCGACTGCCGCAGCGCCCGCCCCCGGCCAGGACTGGCAGACCAGATATTTCACCGGACGCCGCCACTCGTTGAAGTAAATCCCCTGTACCAGGTTGCTGCTGTTGTCGGTCTTCTCCAGCGGGATATAGTCCGGCTCCAGCGCCTCAAGCCAGAAAGGCACCCCCGCCACAGGAGACAGCCCGCTGATTTTTCCGGTCAGCACCTGAGTGAACACCTCCCCGTCACGCAGCCAGGTGCGCAGCATCAGCCTTTCCAGAACGGGACGGGTGTACTGCCCGGTCACCTCCGGCGAAACAGACCATTCAGCCCAGCACCGACGGATTTTTTCTGCCAGCACAGAGTTCAGCGTACCGGCCCCCGTCAGGGGCTGCGGTTCAACGATGATCCCCTTCGCGCCGATAATGCGTTCTTCCATTTTGTCCAGCGCACCAATCACCAGGTCGTGGTTGTTGTCAAACCACCGGGCCTGCTCCCGCAACGACTTTCCGGCCAGCTGGATAAGCTGGTCTCCACTTCGATTTTCACGCTTCACCCTGTGGGTACGCGTGGGCGTGATGGCTTCATACGCCCGGATAGCCATCCGGGAACGCAGGCGGGACGCGCCCCACCCCGGAGCCAGCGCGCCAATCGCTTTATCCAGAAAATTCATGTGAACCTCGCCAGTGAATGGATTTGTCGATCGCAGTCCATAAGCCGCAGGCGATCCTCAATCTCCTTACGCCCCCGGCGAATATCCCCGAGGCTTTCCATCGTCATTGACTGTCCGTTCAGGGTGATGGATTTCCCCTGAAGCACGGCAAGCTCCGCGTCAAAATAAGCCTGCTGAAGTTGCAGTAACTGTTCCCGGGTCATAACCAGCCTCCGCCGGACACGCCGCCAAACGGCATTGCCGGGTTATGTTGTTCTGTCATTTCGTGATTTTCACTCTCATTCGTCACAGGTTCAGGGTCGACTGCTGCTGATGTGTTGCGGCTGGATTGTGCAGACTCAGGCAGGCGCGCCCAGGGCGGCGGACTATCCCAGTTGATACGCTCATAGCCGCGGATCATTACCAGGGCATGGGCATAGCAGAGTAAATCCAGCGCCTCGTTTGCACCTTTGCCAGGCTTCGTCCACTTGCCATCCATGCCGCGCTCTTCGTAGGTCAGTTCTTCAAAAAACCAGTCACCCAGCCAGTCAGGAATATGCACGTAGTTTGCCCCCGGCTCTTTACGGTCGAGGGCTGAGGCGATCCGGTCTTTAAGCGCATTGGTCTGCAGGAGATAGAGCGGAACTTCGCCGCAGGCGCGGGCCTGTCGGTCACTGCGCCCGGTATTGTTGGGATAGCTTTTGGAGAATATTTTTGACCGCGCGGTACTGTCCCCCTTAAAGAGATACACCCGACCGGCAAATCCTTCCCGCCGGCAGTGGCGCCAGAACGCATACGCGTTATCCGTGACGCCATCCTCCCCGCCGGAGTCCACCCCCATGCATAACACACTCATTTCCTGCTCAGGATGCGCGACCAGAGGCCAGGCCCTTTCGAGGACATCCGTAATCAGTAAATGCCAGTCTTCGGGATACGCTCCGGGGTTTATCTGCATGGCCTCGCCGCTCTCATCACAGCGTAGTGACCGGGTGATATTGAAACGGTCCACAATCCAGCGCTCACCATGACTGCCATAACCGACCACCTGCACGACGAAACGGCGTTTTTTACCGCCCTGAACGTCAACAGTAGCGACAAGGAAACGGACACCGTCGGGCACCCGCCGCGGGGGAAGTTTTTCTGCGCGGGCTATCAGCGTTTCGGCTTTACGTTGATCGAGGGATATGCGCGGGAGGTAAGGCAGTCCCCAGTCTGTATTAATAACGGCCTTCAGCGTTTCTTCACTGCCGGTGCGCTCATATTCTTCTTCCGCGGTCAGCAGTTTATAGACCAGTTGCTGCCACGTCTGATACGCCGCAGCTGGTCCCTCCATCCAGAAACTTGCGATACGTGAGCGCCGTGCCTCCCCGCTGATCTCGCCATCTTTATTGATGAACTGCCCCTCTTTCAGCCAGACGCCGCGGTTATTCAGCCCGCGTTTCTGTTCCGGCTGAATTAATGCCAGACAATGCGGGCACTGAATACGCGCGGCCTCGCTGGCGGCCATCAGGTCCGGGTTATCCCGGTAACCCACCATGTTTTCCATCGCGGGCTGGAACCAGTCGCCGCAGTGCGGGCAGGGCCAGTACCACCGCCGGCGATCACCGCGGTTATATAAAGAAAGAATGCCGGTCGTGGGCGGGGCCTCATGCGGCGAGGAACGGCGCCATTTCACATCGGTGATTTCCCGACCAGGCGAACTCTCTGCCAGTGTCATCCCCGCAGACATAAAGGTGGTGGTACGTTTGGATGCCAGGGAAAAACCATCTCCCTCGCCATCGATATCTTCAGGAAAACGGTCATAGTCGGTCAGCGCCACCCGCTTGTAATCCGACGAAGAAAAAACGGTTATGGACGGCCAGCCAATTTTCAGGAATGAACCATCACGAAACATTTTATCGTGGACGTTGTTGTCATTTCGTGAAGGACTGAGCCGCTTTCTGACTTCAGGGCTGTGGTGAAAAGTACGCGCCAGACGGGTTTTGGAGTGCTCGCGGGCTTTGGTTTCGGTCATCTGGACCACCAGCATATCCGCCGGATCGCAGACAATACCGTAAACAATCCACCCGTCAATCAGCCCGAGGGTTTTACCTGTTCGCGCGGGCCCGGCAAAGATCACTGCGTCATATTCCCGTTTTGACAGCGTATTTATCGCTTCATTCATGTAGGGCGTTAACGTGTCATCCCAGGGAACCGCCGTATTGGCGCCGCGGGGAACAAACATAAATTGTTTTATTCCTTCCGCTACCGGCATTCTGCGTGGGGGCCTGAGATATTCAGCAACCTCCCGGCGTACTGCCGCTGCAGAGCCATATTTATTCCCCGTCATCGTCTGCGGTCTCCTGCATTGCCTTAACTAACAGTATTCTGACCTCATCCACCACATCCTGGGCCTCGTTTAGCTGCTCCGCAGACCATCCCTTATCCCTTTCCAGTTTGTCCGGCCAGACTTCAAGTACCTGTGTAATGGCCTTGACGATCGCCGCCATTTGTTGACGGACTTCCGTCAGCGGGACAACCTGCTTCATCTCTTTTTCCAGCCAGAGACGCCCCTTTTCGGAGTCAAACCAGTCCTTACGTTCTTTCGGGGTCATCTTGTTCGGATCCTGATGTTCAGCAGCCTGAGAAACGGGCGCTTCCATCAGTACACGGATCACATCGGTCAGGAGATACAGCTTATTTTTTTCATTGCTTCCCGGTGCCAGGGGAACGCCCGAGAGACGACTGACAACCGTCTGGCGATGTAACCCCGTAATAGCGGCAAGCTGACTGATATTGCATTTGAGGTTCTTCAGTTCGCCGTCCATTTTTTACCTCTGGGGCTGTTTCTTTGCGCGCCCTCCCCCGGAAAAGCCAAAGATGATGAACAAAAAACACACAAACCATCATCTTTTAAAAATAAAAGACATTAAAACAATGTGTTACAACATGATGATGATGCATGAAAAATCGAAAATGCGCCAAATCCCGCGCCGCTGCCGCCCCGTGGGGGACCTATCATCCAGGAGTACCTTTTTACAAATGAGAATGGTTACTATTAACTTGATTTACGTGCCAGTGGTACAGGGGATTATTTTTTCGTAAACGTCTTAACGAGACGTAACTTTGGTTAATGTAAACCAGCGCCAGACGCTGCGCTTAAAATCAAAGGCTTTGAATATGAAAAAACAGAATATTATTCCTTACATGGAAAAAATTATGCACGAAAGAGGGAAAAGAACTTTCCAGCCTTCATGGTTCCCTAAAGACGATGATCAAGAAGAAACATTCGATTCTCTTTGTGATTTATACGCTGAAGGAAAAATTACAATGAAAGGAGGTTATTACTTCGACCTAATTTTTATCCTGTAATCTAATCTTCATAAGATATTATCGCAGGCACTCATTGAATGCCTGCTGTAATGCTTACTTACGTAACCGCTCCAGCAAATCCTTCTCAAATATCCCGGTACTTTTACACTCAACCGGCTTCACCTTATCGTTACCGTCGGCAGTATCCACTCCGGCAGTGCCTGTCACCATTACCAAAACATTACTGCCTTCACCGGCACTCCAGACCTGCGCGACGATGCGGTAATGCTCCTGGATATTCTGTGTCTGTGGTAACAGTGAGCAGTCCAGATACAACGAGCTCAGTTCCGGGTCATCCCCTGTACCGGCGATAATCCCTGTGGTCTGGTCGTTAACACTGGCTGTGATGGCCTTCTCCCTGAAATACAGCGCCACGGCATTCAGCAACTCATCCGGTTTACGGTTACCGATGAATGAGGTCGATATCTGTTCGCTCATCCCTGGCTGCTGCCCGGACTGGCTGTCCTGCTGTTGCTGCCCTCCCGTTTTAACCGGACCATACACGGTAATACAGCCGCCAAGACAAAGTGCGGCAGCGGTGGCTAATATACGGCGCATAGTCATTACCGATAATAAAGCGTTGTACACCCGGCGAGGGACACACATACCAGTGCCAGTACGAATAATTTTGCCTTCATTAATTTTCCTTGTTATCCGATTTCAGTTCTGTCCGGTCACTTTGTCCCAGGTACGTTCGCATGTGCTTCCGGCGACATAACGCTCATCAGCCTCTTTTGCGAACTTTCCCGCCAGATCGTCAGCTTCGCCAAGCAACTTGGCGAGCAGTATTCCGGTCTCGGCTTTTGCCTGGCCTGCTGCGGCAAGAGCGGAAAGCCTGCCGGTTTCACTTCCTGCGAGCTGCCGTTGTACTGCTGCGAGCTGCTGTTGCAACCCACTGCGAGCACGCTCAGCAGCATCAGCATCGGCCTGTATTTTTGCCAGTTCTTCATCGGCTCTTTTCCGTTCTTCATCTGCGGCGTGCTGGCGACGCTGCTCTTTCGCTCTTTCGGTTACTTCTTGCTGCAATTCGGCGGTCGCATCGGTAAGGTCTCGTTGCGCCCACTGGAATTTCCAGGATGAATCTGCCTTCTGATAACCTCGTGAATAACACCAGTACGCACCAGCACATAACAAAAAAGCCACCAGCAGTATTTCTGCTAATGGCTTCCAGAATTTTTTAAGCAATTTCAGCAGTACTATCATATGAGCACCGATTTTGCTTTCTCAAAGCGCTCCCGCCGATCACCAATACCGTTCTGTCCTCCGTTGATTATCTGCGTAACGCGTACCATGTCGCCGGAGTATTTCAGACACCCTTTAGTCACAAAAAACCACGCTGCGGATCGGGCGGCATGCCGTTCCAGCTCAAGCTGTCCCGGATTCGCCACCAGATCCAGTTTCAGGGCAACGCCACATCTGGTGTAATTCTCCAGCCCAGTAATCTGGATAAGCCCACGCCCACGATACTTCCAGCCATCTCCGGCGTCTTTGTTACCCATGCGGCCGCCATAAACCAGATTGGCTATTTGTGGCTGGTGGGCAACCTGGCGACCATCAATACGCCCCAGCATTTCGCACTGATAAGTCGTCAGGCGTTTACCAAACGTCTTTTTCAGCGCCTCCACCGAATAATTGAAGCTTTCCTTCAGAACAGTAAATCCTGCTGATTCATGCCCTGTTTGTGAAATAAACATGGCCTGATCCAGTGGAGCAGTAATACCGAATTCGCTCATTGCCGCCGTAATATGTGGATACCAGCGCGCAGCCAGTTCGGCGCTGATACCAGCCGCCTGCTGAAATTGTGATTGGTTCATTAGTGCCTCAGATGATCAACCAGCCGCGCCACGTTGCCTTTGACGGCTATCAGCACGGACAGGAAAATAATGTTGGCCCCGATAGTGGCCCACGATGAATAAGGGTAAATACCGCACAGATACGCCAGCGGAACGGTACTGTAGATGACCGTAAGCAGCCACGCCAAGCGAGATATCCATGGTCGATGCCGCGAATCGCTGCGACGGTAAAACATCAGGGTCAGCACTACCCCAGCGCAAAGCAGAGCATTGATAGTTGCCGATGGGTCATTTACTACCACCTGAACCTCCCCGGCGCGTTATCAGCGCCACCAGCGAGCCGACATCCTGGTTATTCAGGAACGTCAGGATTTTGACGGCTAAAGCAGAAACGATTACGGCACCGATAGCATCCAGCGGTTTATCACTATAGCCAGTCCAGTCAGCCAGGAATGAACCTACCAGCCCTGAGCAGATGATCCCCGCGATGTAGGACACTATGAAATATGCCAGTCGGCGGGTGGCACTCAGGTCCGCAGCCGTTGCAATGTAAAATACAGCCCCGGCAAATGCGCCAAACACCACGCCGTAATCGGTTCCGGACAGAAATCCATAGATACTGGCCCCCGTCAGGACACCACCAGCCAGTCCAGTACCAGAAATCGGATCTGACATCTAACCCCCTCTTAATTGCTTTGAGTCCTCTCAGGAATGAGGGGAATAAAAAAGGCCGCCATTTGGCAGCCTGATTAACCGATTAATATTGTTTTACTTTCTTAATTCGCTTTTTAAATCCTCAAGCCAATCATCATCGCCTCTCAACTTAGCGACACGACCTTCAACGTTAGTTAATGGCTTATAAGCTGCATATTTACCAATTGCACGAGCTGAATGTTCCCCTGCGACTCGGTAATTTTGGAAATCTAATTCAAGTCCATGTTGCTCTGCTCTCATGCGAATGTAACCACGTAGCATGTTCTCACGAAAACGGAACCAAGCAGGACGATTCCCTAATGCAGGGATGATGATACAGCCAAAAGCTGGTTTTTTAAGCGCACTAAACTTCCGTTCGAATGTGGATTTGTCTAATGGAATCACATCGAGAGACTTGCATATTTTAACGTAGGATTCTGAGATGTGCGTTTTATGGCGAGTGAGGTCAGCCATATCTGACATTGCCCAAATAATATGTTTATACGACTCATCACGCCCTTCAGTTGCATCAGTATAGCTTTGCCTTAACGTCTCAGACACAGAATCAATTGCATCATTTAACCCTTTGATAAATAGTGAATAATCAATAATATCAAATTCTCTCATTGAGCTTTGACAGGTTAAAAGAATTTTCTCACAAATCAAGTGAATGTAGTTTGGAAACCCATCGCTAAGACCTGCAATTTTATAACGAACTGACTCTTCAACGGATAAGCCGAACTCGTCAAAAGCATTGTCAATAATTTGGAAACGCCCATTCCAAGGCAAACTATCAAGATGGACCTGATGAATCTGGCGTTCGCTGGATTTATGCCCGCCAATTAATGTTACTAGTGAGTCACCAATTCCAGTGAATATCAATTTAACTTCACATGCCTGATCACCCAACTGTTTGATAAGTGAACCAAACTTCTGTCGCTCTATCTCTGACTCTATCTGGTCAAACTCATCGATTACTATATAAGGAACTTTAGAGTGTACTGTTGTTAAAAACTGTAATGCGCGAACAGCTGCGGAAACCGAATCAATATTTATTTCAGTGTGATTTATTTTTTCATTTTTACCCGCATTAATGCCACCAATACCAGCGACATTTAGACCTATAGACCAACCTTGTGTGTCCACCTTCTTATCTTGTGGAACACCTCGCAAAATAATGTCATTCATTACACTAGAAAATGTAGATTCTTTTTCACAACCGACCAATATTGGGTCGTTCTCTTCCTGAAGCTTAAATGCGACAGTTTGAGCTAATGATGTTTTGCCTACACCTCGATCACCATAAATAAATGCATGCCTGCCAGTTGCGTAGAGTGCCAGTTCCAGATCAGTAACATGCTTTTCACGGCCAAATAACAACTCCATTGAAACTACAGGACCTGTTGGCCGCAAAACCTTATGCAGCTTATGCATAAAGTCTCGCAAAGAGAGACCGCCACAAAGCATTTTTATTCTCCAGAATTTAGTTTCGAAAACTATACCATTAATCTTTCCTGGTAGTCTTTCCTGAAAGCAAAAAACCCGCACTGCTGGCGGGTTTCATTTGTTTGTTGCTCAGTTCGCTTTACCGTCCCGAGCCTACCACAATTCAATCATTTACTGGCTCACTTTTCAAGTAAAATCTGTCGCTATTTGTGCCAAATGTGTCACACATTGGCGCGTAAAGTATGGATTCAGCAAGACTTAGCCAGGAGTCAATACGGCGACGGCAAGTCATATAACACCACTCTGGGTGTTTTACCTGTAGCTCTTCAGCCATAAGGCGTTTGCTCTTACGCAGGCGATATCGATTCACTATGATGCTGTAAAGCCCTGAATGACCTTCTCTAACCAGAATGGCGCCAATAACACCGTCTATTTTCAATCCTTCCTCGTCAGTACAGAATGCTAATCCTGTCTTATTTTTGCTGTCGAGTATTTCACGAAGAAAGGCTTCCAGCTCTGGCTTAGTAATGCCAGATTTTTTCATCCGACGAAGAGCGTCGTTAATAGCGGTTTTAGTTATCTTCCCGGATGACAGAAGCTGGTTAAACATATTCCCACTACTACCACCACCAATATATGACCAGCGCCCCCACATTCGAAGCTTGCCTTGTATCCAGATACTTTCAAGAGTCCGGAGGCGAACCATTTCACCAGACTTACCAACTTCAGAAGGATTAATCATTAAGCGTTCTCCATTTACGCCAGCACGCCAATTGCCAGCGCGCGATCGATAAAACGAAATATCAACTCCAGCTGAGAGCCGTATTTCTCTTCGAATGCCACGGTATCCGCATGTAACTCATTGTGATGCGTTCTGCACAACGGCAGCACAAAGAGGTCATGCGCCTTTGTTCCCATCCCTCCCTGACCGTGGCCTATCAGGTGGTGCGGATCATCCGCCTGCTTCCCGCAGCAGGCGCACGGCTGGGATTTAACCCAGCGGGTATATCTCTCATTGACCCATCGACGGCGTTTCGGACGTAACATGAAGCTTTCCGGCGATTCCGGATCAACCCTGAGCGCCAGTATCTTTTTCGCCTTATCCTGTACAATGCTGGTGGCCAGCACCGAGGGAACAATTTCACTTTCACGGGTAGCTGACTGGACAATTGCCTTCGGCATCCTTAATGCTTTTCTCGCAGCGCTCTCCGGTAAAACGTCTGCCAGGTCATTGCGTACCATCCACCAGCACAGTTCCGGGAGCGTAACTGCGTGCATATCGTCAAAACCCAGATCACGGCAAACAACCGATAAAACCCATTTTGTCGTGTTCTCCATAGCTATTGATTCCAGCCGTTCCGTAAATTGTTCGCGCAGCAGGTTATCGCAGTGCCAGCACAGTCGGATTGCCCCCGGAGCGTGGCGCATGGTTGTCATCTGTTCGCTGTGCCAGTCTGAATGCGGCCACTGACAGCCATTCCCCCGGAGTAGCCAGCTTTCCAGGCTATCCAGACCACCAGCACGATAAATAACCGACTCATTACGGAACACATCACGAACAGCAGGATCATCCGCCAGCGGCTGTGATACCGCCGGGACCGCGCCGCTGGCGAAAGATGAATATTGCTCCGGCTCGGGTTCAAGCAGAACACGCCCCTGCATAAACAGGGGCATCAGTTCCGATCCCGGCCTGAACAATACAACGCCCATACGAGGAGCAATTTCAGGGGTCAGTAAGGCTCTCACGATCACCTCAATGAACGGTATCGAGCAGCTTCAGCAGCTCAGGGAATTTGGACTCGAAGAAATGCGGCTGCGTCTCGCGAGGGTTTGCCGGGCTGGTGATGTTTTTGCCGAACATGCATCCCTTCGCCGTCAGCGACCAGAATTTTTTAATGCCGTTAATCGCGGAACGACTGTAACGCTCACGATGTTCAACAACCCCCAGCTTCGCTAACTGCTGATACGCCTGATTAGCCGTCATCCGGATACCATGCTGTTTTAACAGCGCGCTCAGTGCCAGCGTCGGGCGGCTTGAACCCTCCGGCGCGCCAGCAGGCGCATCAATCGCGTAGGACGGCATCAGATCGGGAAGGCCGGCGACCTTCTGTAACTTCTGGTAAGCCCCAAGCTTTGACGAGTTGGAGAGGTTGAGCATTCTGGCCGCCGATTCAAGCAGAATAACACCCGCCTGAATCTTATCCGTCGCTATCAGATTGGCGGTGTGCTGATACTGGTTAACTACCGCGTCGAACGTGCGAATTACCTTCAGGTGAAATGCAGGGCTAATCCACATTGCATAAGCAAACACCACTTCACGCGAAACATAGGTGCCCTGACCGTTACCGCCCCGGATAATCTCAATACAACCGATGCTCACATCTGAGCAACGGTCAATTTCTGCACAAAGTTCGCGAGTGGAATCCATGCGCATAAAATTTGAAGGTTTGTGTCTGTCTTCACCGCCAGCCGCACGATGCAAATCATTCAGGCAATAGCGTCCCTGAACGTCGCGACGAACTTCAATACCATCGATTACCATTAAATTATTCATGCTTCTTTCTCCATTTTCAGGCGGCTGCACCCGCCCCTGTTTCAAATTTCGTGATCGTGATTTCTACCTTCCCCTTCGGGAAAACTGGTCCCCACTCCACCAGCATTCTCTTTACCTGGCTGTCGTCCTCCCAGACTCCTGCGTGAGTCAGTGCGTCGAACAGCGCTTTGTTGTAATTGTCCAAATCCCTGATCCGCTTATCTGGCGGATACAGGATGATTTCTACCGCTGCTAGTTCAGTCGATGGCTTCGGGAGACGTCGTAATTGCTCAATGATCGCCACGCAGGCAGCGCTCTGGTATTTACGACCAACAGCGCTAATGAGGTGACGACCGGCCAGCGGCCCCTTGTTAGGGGCGCGCCAGTAAGTGTTCACGCTCGGAGGGAACGGGAGCACAAGCTTCATGCCACCTCCTGCTGTTGCACTGCACACAGTTCCGGAAGATTTGCCTCCACCAGCGCCCGGGCGAATGGTGGTGGTACCGCATTACCGCAACGTGCAACCTGCTTGTCTTTTGCATAGCGCTGGCCGCGATAATCACGATCGATAATGTAATCTTCAGGAAAGCCCTGGGCTTTATACAACTCATGAGGCTGCAACATCCGCATGCCAATATCGACGATCTGGTATTTAACCCCATCGACAGTTACCAGCCATTCATCGTCACTTTCCCCGCAATACGTCTCGAGAAATGTGCGTACCTCACCCACGTGTTGGCCACCAGCAGTGATTGTTGGCATAGGCACATCAAGGCGTTGCCCGTCGCGGCATGTTCCACGCAGTTTCACCAGATGAGAGGCAACTACTGCATGATGGTCGACAGTGGTCACTGAGTGCGCGGGCTCATCCATACTGACACCCGGTCCCGTATAGTTACCGCCGTAGTGTTTTGCCAGGAACGCGCTCACCGTCGCGAATTTATTTCCACCTGCAGTAACGGTCCCCAGCGGGTTATCCAGTCGCAGCACACGCGGTTCTTGTCCAGGTCGTTCGCCATAACCCATCTGGATCAGCGTAGGCGTTACCAGTTGAGATTTACCGCCACCGCCAGCGGTGATGGTTGCGCTCGGTTTAGCCTGGTATTCACTAGCACCATTACCCGCCAGGAAAGGTGTCAGTGCAGCCTCAACAATCCCGAGTGCATGCCCGTTCCCGCCCGGGCGTTTTGACGTGCCAGCGGTTACCGTCGGAACAGGTTCGGTAACGGGCTGCCCGGTTGCGCCAGTGCGGAATTTTGTAAGGTGTGGAACGGCTAACGCGTAGCCGGGTTTTTTAGTAATGGTCTGTAATGGCTCATTCAGTGACTGTCCGCGAAAAGCGTCATACGCATTTTTTGAGCTCGTGTGGTTGCACTTCACGATAAACGGCGACGCACTTTCGATAACAAAGCGCTGTATGCCGCGTGCGATTCGCTTAAGAGTGTTCTCCGCCAACGGTTTTTTGCGGTCGAAGATGGACAGGGCCGGAACATTCCAGTCGATACATTCCGCAGCGGTACGCCATGGCATCAGCCTGCCGCTCTGCACCTCCAGAGACTTAGGATCCCCATGGGTAACAGCAGGCCACTGGATTGGGCAACCATCGCAACGCATAACCATGAAGAAGCGTTTGCGGATCGTCGGCGCGCCGTAATCACACGCGCGTAGTTCGCGATAATCAACATCATATCCGAGCCCATCCACCAGCTTTTGCGCCTGCTCGCTACCTCTTTCGATAGACAGGAACTCACAAACCTCAGCCAGTGCCGGGTGATCAGCAGGAATGCCAGTGGAAAGCATGCCGACAAATGCATTGAATGTTTCGCCAGTGCGGGCAGGATCCGGACGCATTTCATCTGCCAGCAGCGGTCCCCACGTTTTAAACTCTTCCACGTTCTCCAGCATCATCACACGTGGTCGCTTCGCCAGTGCCCAACGCAGAACAATCCAGGCAAGACCGCGTATCTCTTTTTTCACAGGCTTAGCGCCTTTTGCCTTCGAGAAGTGTCGGCAGTCCGGGCTAAACCACGCCAGGCCGACTGGATTACCTCCGGTGGCGGCTACCGGATCCACGTCAAATACGGATTCACAATAATGCAGTGTGTCCGGGTGGTTCGTCTTGTGCATCGCAATGGCGTTTTCGTCGTGGTTGATCGCAATATCCACGCTGCGCCCGATCGCCAGTTCAATACCCGTTGATGCGCCACCGCCACCAGCAAAGTTATCTACGATAATCTCACGCATGGGTTACCCCCTGCATGCTGCCAACAAGGCCACGGGCAATTGCGATAATTTCGCTGGTGGCCGTCCGCTCCAGCCAGAGTTGATTGATGTTGGCTTTCAGTTTGTTCTGCTGGGCCTCGCTCAATACATCAACGCCTTCCACCTGGTTAAACACCAGGCCAACCTCGAGAGGCCAAATACGCGATTCAACTTCTGGTAATGTCAGCGGCGCAGGTGGCTGTACTGTTTCTGCCTGCTGGGCCTTGCAAGCGGCAAATGTGACCAGCGACATGAACGCCTTCCCTTTTTCTTCCAGTTCGGTACGGCTGATGTAGCTGAAATGCTCGCCGCGCCAGGACTTATCGAAGATTGCAATGGCGCCAGCAAAGAAAGCACCAGTGGGTTTCTGCTTATTGTCCGCAGGAACAAACCACACTGGGAGATCGAAACCAATACGACCGCGGATAAACATGATGTGGTCAGCGTCTTCCGGCCACCACGTTTCACTTGTCGCTGCTTTAATGAGGAACACGTAACGCCCACCCTTTTCACGCATCGCCATTGTGTGATCCATGATGTGGGTCATGCCGGTGATCGCCTGCTTCTCGTGGTACTGAGAGCGGCTATAGGGTGGATTACCGAATGCGGCCCCGCCGATTGACTCCAGCATTTCAGCCCAATCTTGTACCAGCGCGTTATCATCGGCGGTGTACCACACAGGGCACTTAGCGTTATCGTCGTCAGCAAAGAGATCCAGCGTTAGGGGACCGAACATCGCATTAATGCCCCAAAAAAGCAGGTCTGGTGTCCGCCACTGATCGCCGACGTCTTTCAGTTCATGTGCTGATTTGTTGCGCAGTTCTGCCAGCGCCTGGCAATATTTATTGCTCATTAAGACCCCACATAATTCCCTGACAGATACCACTCGCTACCTGATGCAACATACTTTCTGCTCTTCCGCAAACACCGTTCACGGCGCGCCAGAAAGGCGCTACGTTCCGACGGGATATGACTCTCCCGGAATGCCTCCATCCATACCGTAGCTGCACGACGGAACAACCCTCCCGACTCCAGCGTTTCTGCCTGACGTATCAGATGCATAATCACCTGCGGGTCGTTGGTTCCGACATAACAGCTCCGCACAGGTTTAGTCCCGATATCTGGTTCCTGATCCGGCTGTATGTCTGTCTCAAGAGCAAAATGTCTGCGAGTTTTACCTTCAAAGCGATGAGCAATACGCCCGCACTGGCGTAACTTACTTGTCGACTGCAGGACGCTTTTACGCGGGAAATCTGCAAAAGCATTCGCTATATCGCTGGAAGTACATCCCGGATGGGATTCAATGAATTTCTGAACGTCTCCCATAAGACTCATATCACCCCCTGAACCCTGTCGGGATCTGGCTGTAATCCACATTTCCGTAACTGGATTTGAACATCGGATCTTCACGGTTTTCGAAACGTCCGCCGATGGGCGCGGACAAACGCAGTGACAATTCATCCCACTTTTCCCGGAGTTTTGAGGGACTGAGAATGTTACGGCACCAGAACGGATCACGGCTTACCCGGCTGTACATTTCGCAGATCTGTTTGTGGGTACGCCCGTCATGAGCACACATCAGGCGGATTTCATTTGCCCAGGCGGTCCAGTTAGGTTCTTTCGGACGAACCAGCTCGCCGTCACTCTCCGCGGCCTGTTCATACAGGGCGATGATTTTTTTCCAGATCCACTGAGCACAGGTCAAATCGTCTTGCGTTCCCCACTGACGCTTTTTAGAGCTGAATACAGCGGCATCCGGATGACGGGATAAAAACTCCTGGTCTGTCACCTGCTGGTCCGGTTGCGAAGCGTCCGGACAAGAAAGGGTTTTATTATCTTGTGGATCTTGTTTTGATTTTACTGGCGGATCCCCGCCAGATTCTGACGGGTCAAAATCGCCGTTTTTACCCGATTTCGACGGGTCAGATTCTGATGGGTCAGATTTTGATGCGTCAGATTCTGATGGGTCAGATTTTGACTGGTCAGGATCTGACAGGTGAGCAAATGCAGCCGCCTGCAGCTTTGCCACATTTAGCTGATAAACATTGGATGCATTACGGTTTCCCTGACGTCTGGCTTTACGTGATAACCAGCCGTCAGCTTCCAGTTTTGCTATCGCCGTTCTGACTGTGCTTACCCCGGCCCCAAGCTGACGAGAAATTGTCTCAATGGATGGCCAGCAGACCCCTTCGTCATTGCTGAAATCAGCCAGGCGAGCCATGATAGCCACACTGGATAATTTCATTCCCGAAGCTGCACAGGCATCCCACACATAGCCTGTTAATTTAGTGCTCATGCAGCACCTCCGAGATGCTTCATGTTTTTGCCGGAACGAAAGGCAATAAGAGGCATGTTGACGCGGTAATTACGCCCAAGAGGCTCACAGACAACCTTCTGACATTCGCGATCGACCAGGCTAATACGCAGAACGTACCCTTCTGGTGTGCTGTACCACTGTCCTGGACGAGGGCAATGAAAACGTTGGCTGGTGAACCGCTTAAAAATATTCCGGATCATTTGCGCCCCCTTACCTCTGAACGGTTCAGTGTCATATTGATAAGGCTCGCAAGCGCCGCAGCGTCATTGATGCGGTCGTACAGGCTTACGGCCAGCGGAGATTCCGCTTTTTCCAGCATGGGATAAAGCTGCTGTAACCAGACCTGATGAATGGATGAAATGTAGGAATAAAGAACGCTGGCATTATGTGCTGCATCGCTCAGCACCGATGGAGTTGAAAGTTGTTTCTCCATCTGGTTAAAGGCATTGATGTATGCCTCTTTGAATTGGGCGGCGCGTTTGCCCGTAAAGCCCATAGCAAGGAAAGCAAAGCCGTCGCGGGTAATGTTATAGCAGGGAAGTTTGCGGCATGTAGCGTCGGTATATTCACTCTCCTTAAAATTAAGGGCAGCAAATTTAGACGAGCACTCGAGATTCTTTATCTTCTGAATAACGTTGTCGTGACGCTTGATGAAGTAGTCGGCAACAGCCAGAGAGGAAGTTACGGCCTGACCGTTGATAACGGTGATTTCAGGTTGAGCGAGGGTTGGGAGAGTAGTCATGGTGACAGCCCCTATGTTGAATTCAAAGAACTCACCACATGGGACGCCAATCACAGAGGTGGTGAGACGTACAGGGTTGGCGTAACCGGTCAACATAGAACCCGGCGCATCTTGCGATGCCCCTGCACGCCCCACCATAATTTGGGCGTAGCAATGCTCATGACACGAAAAAACCGCATGAGCGCGGTTATGCTCTATATTGAATTCCAGGACGCCAATCCCGGCACCCGCTTTATAAGGTGCCTGAACAGTGTAACGTCCCGGAATTGCAGAATCAATGTGTTCCTGGCGCTTCACACTCAACAAAATCACGCCTGAATTTCCACAAAGGGCTAAAACACTCATGCGGATAGCCCTTGCGCAGATAGATAACGCGCTCAGTTTCTGGTTCCCAGCGAATGACATGGACATAAAGTCCCCTTCCATCACGAAACCAGCGGTTAAGTTCCTGCACGAGTTATCCCCCACGGTCAGGCTGTGTTCCCTGTGGTTACGCACGACCAGGCTATTTGGTAATCTGCATTCATGACGCAACGGCCGGTACTCATACATCACCGGTTGTTGCGACAAACGGTTATTTACCGTTAAACTGTTCATGCGTTGGTTTTCTCCATAAAATTTGACGCCACGGCGCCCGGAGCTGCACACTCGCGGGCGTCACCCTTTTCTGGCGCGCAAAAAACCCTGTATACCAGTGTCGAATGCTGTTGCAGCTTTGCGATCGCCTGATACAACTCCTCATCAATCACGGCTTTTTCATGTGGCTCAATAACGCCATCTTCGATAGCCACCCTGATTTGCTGGGAATAACTGGTGATCTGCTCAATCGCTTCCAGCAGGCGCTGATTAATATCTGCGTTATCCACTTCTTCCATATCTGCCAGCGGAACAAAAACGCCACCTGATGCCCTGGCTACTGAATGTGCCAGGTGATAGGTTCCTCCGGCACGTTGCAGTACCAGCGCCCACCCAATCGGGAAGATCTGATCACCACCAGTACGCAGGCGGTTAAACAGAGCATCTTTGGTGACATCCAGCCATTCTGCGGCTTCTTCATAACCGCCATGCAGACTGGAAATCGTCTTTTTAATCGCGGCCACCAGCCAGCGGGGCTGCTTTTCAACTTTCCATTCAGGTTCATGTCCCACGGATCTACTCCTTCTGCTGTGGTGGCGGTCAAATCGCCGAATCACTAAGCTGATATCTGTTTGGATACAAAATTTGCATCTCGCTAATTTCTCCGGCGTAAAATTGAGCCAGGCGCTCAGCAAGCTCTGTTGAAGGAGCCTGCTCGCATCTTTCAACCCGGCTTAATGTTGCAGGATCAACCTGAACCCCTTTAGCGACGTGCTGTAACGTATAACCATGCGATTTCCGCAATTTTCTCAATGGCGATTGCATAAAACCTCCTTCTTTTGCGTATGTCGCATGTTATTTCATACAGCAAACTTGCGCAAGTTGATTTGCACAATACGCAAAAAATTAATGTAATGAACGCATGAATATAGGAAACCGTGTCAGACAACTTCGCCGCGCGAAGAACATGAAAATTGCTGAGCTAGCAGAAGCCATCGGCGTGGATGCCGCAAACATCTCTCGTCTGGAGACTGGCAAGCAAAAGCAATTTACCGAACAAACACTTTCTAGGCTGGCTGACTGCTTAGGTGTTGATATAGCAGAACTCTTTACCTCAGACTCAAAAGGTAATACTGTATGTAAACACAGTGATATGAGGAAGGATTCAGCTAACGTGAAGGATTTGTTCCGTATCGAGATACTGGATGTCAGTGCAAGCGCCGGTAATGGACTCATTCAGGGCGGTGATGTTATCGATGTAATCCATGCTATCGAATATAACAAGGACAAAGCATTAGCTATGTTTGGCGGGCGCCCTGCCGCTGAGCTTAAAGTGATTAACGTGCGCGGTGACAGCATGGCGCCAACAATTGAACCGGGAGATCTTATTTTTGTCGATATAAGCATCAACCAGTTCGATGGTGATGGCATCTATGTCTTTGGCTTTGATGATAAAATATACGTAAAAAGGCTGCAGATGATCCCCGATAAATTATTGGTGATATCTGATAACACTAACTACAGGGAATGGAGTATTACCAAAGACAACGAGTGCAGGTTCGGTGTTTTTGGCAAGGTTCTGATAAGCCAGACGCAGTCACTCAAACGACACAATTAATAGAAAGCGTCGACAAGGCCACCATTATGGTGGCTTTTTTTTTGACTCAAAATTGCATATATCGCAATTTTATACTTGCGCAATGTGCAATTTAAATGTAATTTGCACTCATAGAGCAGCGAACAGGCAGGACGCCCACGAAGTAGCCGCCGGTGGCATACGAATGACCGGATGATTCGCGATAGGTCTATCTGAGGATTAACAATGAAAGTTCAGATACTGAGTAAAAATGGCGAAATAGTGTGGTCTCACGATGTTGCCGCCCAGATTGACAAGAGCGGCGATTCATGGCGCAACGGTAATCATGAATTGATGGCTGGGGTCACATTCTCTCTGCGACGCGCTCTTGAGCAAGCAGAAGTGTTACCGGAAGAAAGCAACTGGATATGGCCTTTTTCAATCATACATGGATCTAACAAGCAATTTCGGCAAGTTGCTCGCCAAGTCGCTCTCGAAGAGCCTCTGAAAGTTGCATGCGAACTTTGTCAGGCATGCCATCAGCATCACAATAACAGCACCGATCAATCATGTCGAAAGCAGACTTGTAAAAATTTTGCTGCTGCTGATCGGTAAGACTGTTGAACAACGAGGTCATGACGATTTTGCTCAGGGCGTAATTCAGATCTTTTTCATCAAAGGTCATTTTGTTTTCCTTCTGTGTTTGAGAGCTATGAAGGATACCACCGCGCCTGATGTGGTTAAAAGCAGGCACTCAACGAATTGCTGTGTGAAGTCTTGTCGGCGTCCGGCTCTTCCAACAACAGGAGGAAGGCGACAGTGTTCTGCCGTGACGCCGACCTTTTTACACAACAGAAAAGAGCATCTCCGCGCGACGGGCTCATTACCCAATCCACCCGGAAAGCTGTTACAGCAGGTGCTCTTTTCTGTTTTGTGGAGAAACCAACTGGCGGTGGCAACCGCCATCTTGAGGGGTTAACGATGAATGATGACCGCATGACCGTAGTGCCCGACTTTCTGGGCGAACTGGATGCCGGCGTGTTCATGAACAAAATCGCGGCAGCGCTGAATACTGTCGGATTAGGCGTTCTGAATAACGGCAATAAAGGCAAGGTAGTCCTCACCTTTGATTTTGAGCGCATGGGAAATTCAGTCGAAGAGAAGCGCGTCAAAATTAAACACAAGCTGCAGTACAGCACTCCGACGCCGCGCGGTAAAGCGTCAGAAGAGGACACAACAGAAACCCCAATGTGGGTTAACAAGGGCGGAAAGCTCACCATACTGCAGGAAGATCAGGGTCAACTGTTCAGTATTAAAGGCACTACTGACGGAAAGCTTAAAGCGGCTCAGTGAACCGCAGCTAACCAATTCACTGCCACCACTTCGATCATTAGTTAATAAGGAATTTTTATGTCTCAGTTAGACAGCGGCACTTTTCAGCAGGTAAAAGACCTAGTTCTTTCTGGCTATCACCTGAACGATATTCAGGGGCTGGCTTGCCCGACAGCATTATTGCCTGCCGGGACAGGTGTTGAAAGCCTCGAACGCTTTGCTCTGGAGCGTTTCCGCTTCCGCGGCGCCATGACTACCACCAGCATTGAAGACTTTGTCCGTTATTCAAAGGGCTATGCCAGTGCAACCGAAAAAGCACGCTGCTTTATTGATGCTGACCATATGACAGCTCGCTCAGTTTTCAATATTGGTACGCTGGATAACCCCGGTCATGCAGACAACGTTGCTTCTATCACGCTGAAACAGACTGCACCATTCCGCGCCCTGCTCCAGATCAACGGGGAACGCCTGAAACAAAAACAGATCGCCGAATGGCTGGAAGACTGGAGCGATTATCTCCTGGCGTTCGATTCTGACGGTAACACAATGCAGATTTCACAGGCTGCCCAGGCTGTTCGCCGCATTACGATCCAACAGGCAACCCAGCAGGATCATGAAGATGGCGATTTCAGCGGTAAGAAATCCCTTATGCAAAGCATTGAGGCCAGCAGCAAAGACGTTATGCCGGTGGCTTTTGAGTTCAAATGTGTTCCATATGAGGGTCTCGGTGAACGTGCGTTCAGCCTCCGCAACAGCCTGCTGACCGGTGATGAACCTCGCTTTGTTCTGCGTATCGTACAACTGGAAGCGCAGGAAGAAGCGATCGCCAATGAATTCCGCGACCTGCTGATCAGCAAATTCGACGGTGAATCAGTAGAAACGTTCATCGGTAACTTTAAAGCGTAATTGCTCTGCATTAAATCCCCGGCGCCGCGGGGATTTATTGAAGCGTAATTCTGTTAATTATCGCCACCCCGGCGAGGGATTCGCAAAACCAAAATTCACGCGGTGCAGCGCGAAATAAATTATAAGGAGAACCACGATGAGTTTTATTCAGACACTTTCAGGTAAACAATTTGATTATCTCAGCGCAACTATTGACGACATTGATATTGAAGATATCGCCGTGGCGCTTTCCAATATTTGCCGCTTCTCCGGAAATGTTCCTGAATTTGTTTGTGGAAGCGCTTTGAAGAACTAATTCCTACCACCAGCACTGATATTTGATGTTACAGCCCGGGTGCAGCCGGATTATATGGAGAAATCACCATGCTTCAGATGATGACGTTAGAAGAATGGGCCGCAGAGAAATACCGGAGTAATCCACCGAGCATTAATACATTACGACGGTATGCCAAACAAAGCATGTTCACTCCCCCAGCCCAGAAAGAAGGAAAATTCTGGCGTGTGCGAGAAGATGCGGAAATAACCGGAAATATAACTCAACCAGTGATTAAAAAATCAGATCCGCCACTGCTTCAGAGGATATTATCCGATGGCTGCCAGACCACGTAAAAACAATGTCAAGGTGCCAAACCTTTACCCATTATACAGTCGCAAAGTGAATAAAATTTACTGGCGATACAAACATCCCGTTACAGGGAAATTTCATAGCCTCGGAACAAATGAGGAAGAGGCTATTGCAATAGCAAGTGAGGCAAATGCCCGTCTGGCTGAACAGCGTACGCGCCAGATATTAGCAATCAGTGACAGGATCGCCAGCAGTAAAGGAAAGGCTATTACCACATCAACGTGGCTTGATCGATACTGGAAAATCCAGGGCGAAAGACTGGAAAGCGGAGATATAAAACCAAATACCTATAAACAAAAAGCCAAGCCAGTTACCCTACTTCGGGAACGGGTTGGTATGAAGATTATTTCGTCAGTAGATGTTCGTGATATTGCTGAGATTCTTGAGGAGTATATTTCAGATGGACAGCCGCGAATGGCGCAAGTGATTCGTTCTGTATTGATCGACGTTTTTAAAGAGGCACAGCATTTCGGGGAGGTTCCACCGGGCTATAACCCTGCCCTGGCAACAAAACAGCCACGGCGCCGTATCACGCGCCAGCGTCTAAATCTGGAGGAGTGGCAGCGAATTTTCAATATCGCCGACGCAAACCACCAGTACATGGGGAATGCTATGCTGCTCGCGCTCGTCACCGGCCAGCGTCTGGGGGACATTTCGAAGATGAAGTTCAGTGATATATGGGATGATCAACTGCATATTGTTCAGGAAAAAACTGGAAGCAAGATAGCCATTCCACTTTCACTTCGCTTGAATGCCATTAACTGGAGTCTGCGGGATGTTGTGGCACGTTGCCGTGATTATGCTGTAAGTCCATATCTTGTTCACTTCTTCCGGACTACGTCGCAAGCAGAGCGTGGGGCGCAAGTAAAGTCCCACACCATTACCATGAATTTCAGCAAAGCTCGGGATAAAGCAGATATTGACTGGGGATCCGGCACTCCAGCTACCTTCCATGAACAGCGCTCACTTGCTGAGCGACTTTACGAGGCTCAGGGGATTAATACTCAAAAGCTGCTCGGACATAAATCGCCAAATCAGACAGCCCGTTATCATGACGATCGGGGTAAAGGATGGATTACTATTGCGGTCTGA